AAGAGTAAACATATACTAAAAGATTTATTAGGAACTATTGAAAATTTAAACAATAAACTTAAAACTTTATCAAATGACATTAGAACAATTTCAGAATCTTAGAATAGGTGATTTAGTAGTAACTACGTCAGCTGGTAATCAAAGTAGCGTTAATCCTGTTACTAATATTGATCGTAAGAACTCAAAACTACACATAGGTAAAACTGGCAAATGGCGTAGTTTCCTTCAATTTGAAGTATTAACTACAGATTATGTAGTTAAATATATCAAACGAAGACTAAATAGTAGATCATCTCCTTACTTTACTATTGAAGTTAAGAGTGATACTGAAGTAACATTTAAAATTCATAAAAAGGTACAATTCAATCAATGAAATAGTATTTAATCAATAAATAGTTATTATGCAAAAATTAATGTATTTTTTATTTGGACTCATAACTGCATTATTTGCAGCTGTGATGATTATTGAACATCAAGGAATATATTTCTTTGATGAAGAAATGTATGGACTGTTATATACCGATTACTGGAATTATTGGTATTACTCTAAAGTAGTGATAATCGCACTATTTATATTCTGCGTATTATCTTTTGTATATACACTAGGAAGTGGATATAAAGACAAAAAAGATGGATACGAAGAAATCAAACCAAGCTGATCTAGCAGATATTTGGTGGAATAAGTTTGAAAACTGGTATGAGACACATCCAGTAACAAGAGTATTAATTGTAATAGATGCAATATTGATAGCATTTACATACTTAGTATTAACTTAAAACATTATCAAAATGAGTAAATTTTTATTATTACATGACAATGAGAGTAAAGGAAAACCAGCTGCTGTAAGAGCAGATCTTATTTCTTCAGTTATACCATCAATAGAATATCCAGAAGGATCTTCTATTCTGACTCTTGACGGAGGAGATATAGTTCTTGAAGCAAGAGAATCAGTAGAAGAAATCTACTCAATGTTAAACAAATAAAAACATTTATCAAGAATGAAAAGTAAACATGTATTATGGCTAATTGCAGCAATAGCAGCATTAGCAATTTTTATCAGTTGTGCAAAACCTCATCCAAGAGAAAAGCAAATCCCTGAAACGGATACAATTGAACAAATAATAGCACCAACAGTGCAAGAAGTATTACAGTGGCGTGAAAACATGAGATTAGACAAGTACGTAGATAGTGTGTTCTTAGTTATACCAGAACAAGTACTAACTCAAATACTTGTAACTAAAGGTACAGATTTATCAAATCATGAAATTGTATCTATTTACATTAGTAATAAAGATTTTTATGATAAATTAATAAAGAGGAGTATGGATATACAAAAAGAATATATACCAGATAGTATGCCAAGATCCTCATTACCACAACCTAATAGTGACTCAATTCATGAAGCCGTTAACTATTAAATTAAACAAGGTTACTTCAGTCTGTGAAGATAGAAGTAATCGTTTTTACTGTGAGAATCAGTGACAAACATGTGGGGCTTATATCTAATTCAAATTAGTATTAGTGCAGACGTTAAAACCAGGTACTCCAATAAGATTAGTTTGACAGCTATATCTGCTTATGAGTTAAAACTAAGTGAGAGTCATTTTTAATTAGTATTTCAATTAAGCTGTATTGGTGTAGAAGCCGAACAACGATGTGAATCGTCAAGCCTGCAATATACTGCAATATGTTGTATAAATTACGTATTAATTTCTTCATTTACTGTAAGCGTACAGTAGAAAATGTGTGTTAATATATAATTAAGATTGATAAAACCTTCCAGTTGCAGCTGGACGTCCTCAAAATGTTGTATAATTAAAACTATTAAATATGAAAGAATGAATATTTTTAAGAAAATTAAGCTAAAAGTTAGCAGTTACAGAAGACTAAAAGCCTATCATAGTAACATTAAGCGACTTGCTGAATTAGAATTATTAGATAATCCTAAACGGCAAAAAGAAGTTGCATTACGTTCACAATGTTTGATTTATGGGCATAAATGGAAAAATGAGCCTAATAACAATGAATTAAACATTCCTATTACTAAAAGAACTTACTGTGAAAGATGTGGTAAGTACTATAGTCAAGAAATTTATAAACAACTTTAAATTCATATCAAATGAAATCTTTAAACTTTGTAATTATTGGAATCCCTGCATCAATCAATCAGGAAAGTATTGTAACAGCAGTAGCTCTTATGGCTAAAAAACTTGGTCTACAAGAAGTACATACAGAAATACTTGAAACAAGTAAATTTGCCACTGGTACTTCAAATGTACAAGCAATAGAAGCTGTCTTAAAAGATGTTATTACAGTATGTACTGCTGCTGGTTTAATGAATATTGCTGCAATCAATGCCAATTTCTGGAAATTGATTGAAGATGGTAAATTAACCAGAACTCAAATCGAAATGATGTTGGATGAAAAAGAGGTTACAATCGCATATCTTAATAAAAAAGGATGTGCTTATATCTTTGATCTTTTAATGCAAGCTATTAGAGTGTTATAAGCTATGGGAAAGACCTATAAAGAATCTCATTTTCCAGGTTCTAAACAATCAGGAAAAGCAGCAGAATATCAGTCTAAGAAAAAGGCTAAACATTCTAAAATGCAACCGTATAAAAGGGAAAGAGCTATTGTCTAATTTTTTTGTTATAAGTAAAATTATGAGCAGAAAACAAAGAAGTTTAGCTAGAAAGATGCACAATAAACTATATCTAAAAGAAGCATTATTAGATGGTACATCTGTTCTTAAGGTGTTTAGAACACACTATAAAGCAGATAAATCTAATATTAATAATTTAGAAGCATATTATCGTCGTCTTTATATAAAGCTAAAAGAGAAAGAGGAAATGAAGAAGAAATTCTTAAGTGAAACACTTCCTCGAATAAAAGAAGCAAATAAACGTCGAGAAGCTGCATATTTAGCAGCTATTGGCAAGTAAACAGAATTACTAATTAAGTAGTTATGATAGAATCCAATCAACACAGAAGGTTATAACGCCAGACCCCTAAAGGTGATTAATACCTACGGACTATACAACGGTCAACCTTATTTAAGGTCAGGAGAAGGAAAAGGGCTAGCTATCGAATAAGGCGTACGAATAGATAGTATAACTTTCTATTTCTTTATTATTATGTGGACAAAAGAAGAACTAGAAAAGAAAACAAAAGAAGAACTAATAAGTATCATTATTCAAATGCAGATAGATATTCGAGAAGAAAGAGATGAAATCTATCGCAGAAGCTTATTAGATACTTTTTAAGATTAATTCATCCACTTAAATAAATCAATTATTAACAATTAAAAATCAAAAAAAATTATGAAGAATTTTATGAAATTAACAGCAATTTTGTTAGGTGTAGCAATGTTACGTGACAAAGCAACTGATGGAGTATACAACTTTGAAGCTGGAATGAAAAAACAAGAAGAAAAAGACGGCAAAGTTGAAGCATCAGCAGTTACTGAAGCAAAGAAACAGATTCAACAGGAACAACTTGAACGTGATTCTCGTGAGGTAAAACGTAGAATTCAGGACTGTGAAAAGGCTGTTTCTAAAGCTGAAAGATACGGACGTTTTGCATCAAAACACAAAAACATTATGAAAGACTTTTCTGAAAGTCTGAAGAAAGCTCAAGCTGAATTTGAAGCTACTGGTGATTACAAAGCTTGGGACAAAAAGTGCTCAGAACTTACAGATAAGAAAGACGAAGCTATCGCAAAAGCGAAAGAAGAAGTCTTTGGTTCAAGATACGAAAACATCTATCTTTAATCAACATCCAAACTCTAAATGCTTTTATGCTAAATAGAGTAAAAGTAAGCCCTGCAAACTGTATAAGTCGCATTGTCGCATCAAGGAGTTCAGGCAAAATGAACTGAATTGACAGTTCTATTCAATGCTTTTATGTTAGTAATAGGATATTATGCCTACTGATCATGTGCTATAAATAGATCATTCTTTATTTAAATGCTTTTATGCTAGTAAAATAAAGGATAGTCTCATAGACGAAAAACAGTAAGTATATCAAAATACATATACATATAGTACTTTATGTCTATATTTCAATCGAGTCTCTAGCTTGCTAGATGAGCACTTGGTATAATATGTATTCTGTCAAAGATCTTTAAATTCTAAAGTAATAGAAGCTTTATGCTATTATATACTAGATTTAATGCTTTTATGCTCATAATCAACGGTATGTACTATTACTTTAGGATTACCTTATTAAGTATAGAGAGCTTGATCGTTCTCTATGCTACTATTGACTGTTAGGTCATTATATGCCTGAGCAAGACGAGTCTTCGCCGACTCTACCTCCACTATAAAATAATAATAAGGGGGTATATATGTATTGATTGGCAGAAACAGTAATGAATAGGTCAATAACGTCAGAAATGACAAAACTTTCGTAACAGACTATACTCGTATTGCAGCGTAATATGAGACAAGTCAACGGCTAAGCTAATGTCGTAAAAAGCAGGTCACGGATCGTGCAATTGGTTAGACACAAGCAGACAATGCCTAAGAGTGTAGGTTCGAATCCTACTCCGTGAACAATATTATTAAAAATTAAAAAAAGTAAGAATATGGATATAGATCAACTATTGAAAGGTAAATCCTCTAAGGAAAAGATGGATTTTTTGAATGCAATGAGATGTAAAATAACAGCTAAGTTAAAAACTACTGATGAATACAAAATTTCAGAAGTGTTATTACTAGTAAGTGAATTTGTTAATGCTACTGATGTAGATCAAATATTTTTACAGAAGATAGAAGATAAACCGACTAAATCAGTTAAAATTGATAAAAGCACTGTAGTACTTCCTACAGAAATACTAGGTCAAGGTGTAGATCAAATACCTTTACAAAAGTATGATGTTATAAAAGCTAAAATAGGTCCATGTGAACATTATGGAGTAATCTATAAAATAGATATTGAGCTAAATATCGCTTGGGTAGTAAGTATAACTAGTGATATTACTTTAGATAATTTAATTCCTATTAAAAGAAGCAGATTGTTTAAAACATTCTTTGTAGCTTATTTTCATCCTGTATTCTTAAACAAGAACAACTACACTTTTTGTAATATTTTTGATAATAAAGAAGAATTTGACGAAGCTGTAAGAATCATTAAAAAGTATTATAAAACAAATTTTAGAGTATGAAAATAGATTATAACAAAACAGCAATCATTCCTTTAGATTATAGTAAAGGAAGTAAAGGTTTATGACTAGCAGTTAAAAAGAATAATAAATATATTCTGAGATTACTAGCTATATTTGAAACAGCTCTCGTTGAACAAATCAAAATAAGTAATAGAGATTTGTTTGATTATAATGTATTTTATAGTCTAAAAGAAGCATTGTTAGATTATGATTTTACTTTAACTAAAAAGAATTATAATCAATTAGACGCTTTAGCTTCAATAAATGAAAAGAAACATTATGAACAATACTTAAAAACATTTTGTAGATGAAAAAGACTTTAAATCAATTAAAGGCAAGTCGAAGGAACTTATCTCTTATGCTTTTAGCAGGTATGATCACTAATCTGAAACATATTAAACATTTTGTTAGAGATACAGAAATAGTAATAAGAATAGATATACTATTAACAGCTATAGAAAGACTTCAATCTTCAATTAGAGAAACTACTTATGAATCGTGGTCGGCATAAAAAGAGTAAAGAAAAAGGATTCAATACTCAAGCAGAAATCTTAGACTTTATACAAAAAAAGCTTTATAGATTACTAGCAATAAGTAAAGATATATTAACATGTAGTACACATGATTATTATGCAAAAGCGAGTATTAGTGGTAATGATGGAAGAGACTATTATGAGATAGTTGAGTGGTATATTAATACTAGGTATTATCTTGATTGCTTTGTGATTAAAATCAGAAGAACACTTAATGAAGCAACTGTTAAAGACGGTATCTATACGATTAAATTTGAATTTGGAGATAATTTTAAAATATTTAAATATAAAGCATAATGACTAAAGGTTTAAGAGGTTTTATTAGAAATAAATTACCTAAAACTTGGGAAATTGTTCTTACAAGAGAACGTAAACTTACTGCGTTCATTGAGTATGTATATGAATCAACTCCATCAGTAATGAAGGGAGGTAGAGGTTGGCGACATGGTGTACATAACATTACAGTCGGATACAATAGATGCAAAATCTATGAAATGTTTAAAGCTGAAAAGAGTAAAGAAGGCTTGATATATTGGGTAGGCATCTATAATAAAATTAAAGATCTTGAACATCAAATGAATTAACATGGAAATTGTTCAATATGTTCGCTGGACTGAACCAGGAGAGCGAGAAAGACTACAGGAAGTAATGCAGCAATGCAGTGGAGAAATGGAATTTAGAAAGAAAGTAGCTTCTGAATTCAACATTAGTCCAATGGATGCAGCTGTTGTAGTAAAAAGATTCAAAAACGAATTTATCAAAATACTTAAAACAAAAGGATTATGTTAAAAGCAGGTATGTGGATCGCACAAGGTCCAGAAACTAATGTATTGCTCCTTTTAAGCGGAGTAGAACCATTATTAGAAGTAGTAGGTGCAATTGATCTTAATTACTTTAAACAGAATGGTAAAGCTAAAGATCTTACTAAAGACAGCCCTGAAGTAGTAGATATTATGATGTATCCTGAAAAGTATACATTTGCATTACCATCTATTACTGAAGTAATTGATGGAGTTGGTATAGGAGACTTACAGACTCTTGAAGGCATAGGTGAAGATTCTAGAAAAGATAAGATTATTGAAGAAGGTATTTCTTATTATAGAACAGCTTTGCCATTATATGGTACAGAACAGGCTAAAGTAAGAACTAGATTGCATTTAAAAAAGAAATACAATCTAAAAATGTCTCAAGCTAATTATATATTCACTGTAATTTGTAAAGCACTAAACAGAGAACCATAATGAGCGATTTTAAGAGACTTATTGAAGCACTCAATGCTGAATTAGAGGAACCTTATAGGTTTACTTTAGACAAGATTATATCTTCTGCAAATTTTGATACTAAAGTATTAGGATATGCAGATAGTGTATTAGATGATTGGGCAAATATACCACCTGATTTAAAATCTAAGATAGTTACTAGTAACACTTGTCTAAGTATCAATAAGTGGATAAATAGAAGACTGTGGATGGATATTCTTAATAATCTGTTAGAAGATAAAATATTAAGTCTTCAGACTAGATTAGTAAGAGTAAGGATTGCTATTAATATGTCATTGAAAATGGCATATCCTCTCAATGAAGAAGAGAAAGAAGAATGGCGAGAACACATTTCTGAAGTATTTTATAAGAGATGTTTTGCAATAAATAATTATTATTGCAGAGAGATCATAAAACTCCCCTTCTGATTTTAAGGGTTATAGTTATTGGGTTAACTATAACTCACTAAATCCTAATTTAGCTTTATATGACGCAAGAAATTATTGATCTCATAGAGCAAGCTAAAAAAGGTTCTCAAAAAGCATTTAGTGAATTATATTATAGATATAAATCGAATATTTGGTATACTATACTTAATGTAGTAAAAAATACGGATGTAGCTGATGATTTAACATCTATAGTATTCACTAAAGCTTATGAGAAACTTTCTACTTATGTAAATCATATTTCATTTGAAATGTGGTTAAAAACAATTGCTGTAAATGCATCAATTGATTATATACGTAGAAATAAAAAAGAGCAATTAAATAACTATGTTGATGAGGATGAAAGTCCTATTCAACTATCTGATTTAGAGAAGAGTCCTGAAGAAAATTTAATTCTAAAGGAAAAATTAGATATAGTCTTACAAGCTATACTCACTTTAAAAAAGAAATATAGAGATTTAATTAATGCTCGTATAGATGGCTTATCTTATAAAGAAATAGCTAAAGAGCTTGCAATGAATGAATTAGCTGTAAAAGGTGATTTAAACAAAGCAAGACAAAAACTTAAACAAAAAACAGATTATTAACAAATACTTTCAACAATATGACTAGTTTTTGTTTACTCCTTTTAGGAGCAATAGCATCTTTTATCATTTCTAGAATGTGTAAAAGTGCTGGATTGTACGTATTCTTAGTATGCGTACTTTTACTAGGCTTTGTTGTAGGTACTGGAGTAAAAAAGGTAGTTGCAAATACCTCTAATACTCCTTCTCAAGAGTTAGTTGTTACTATGGCTCCTAATCCCACATCTCAAGGTTCTACTGCTTTTGTAGGGACAGTAGATAACCAATCTTACGAAATGGGTCAGGAAGACGGAGGTGAGACATTAGTAACAACTGATAGAGATAAAATACCTACTATGCCTAATAATGCAGAGATAGAGGATGACAGTTGACTATACTTAATTTATAATTTAAGTGTATTTAATTGTTAAGTTATTAATTTATTTAAGTAAAGCTGAAGAAAGGCAGCGTAATCATAATCAATATGAGTAAAAAGAATAAAGGCGGAAAGACTCCAAGTGCAAAAGCAGCAAGAAATTTAGAAGCTTTAAAGAAGGCTAAAGAAGCAGTAGAAGCTTCAGCTAAAGTAGAAACAACAAAAGTAGAAGATTCTAAACCAGTGGAAAAGAAAGTTGAAGAAAAACCAGCTGAACAAAAGAAAGGTGGTATCTATCAGACTCCAATGGGTAAATCAGCATATGAAACTCATATGTTGTGTACAAAATCACCGTATATGAATTTACTTTCTCTCAAAATTGAGAAAGACAGTAAAGGCATTGAAAATATCAAAGCCGAGTGGAAGAACAATGAAACTAGTGAAACTACTAGTGTTCTCTTTCCAGTATCTAATGTAAAGGAGGGAGACGGAATTGACGTCAAACGGATTAAGGAAGGAATTAAGAATCCTATTCCTGCTGAAGTTCCTGAAACTAAGCCAGTTGAGGAGCCAAAGAAGGAAGATCCTAAATCTACACCTACTGAAAAGAAACCTAAACAGCAGAAGCCAAAGAAGGAAAAAATAGAAGAAGTAGAAGCTGAAGAAATTGATTTAGCTAGTACTCCAATTATCAAAACAAGCAACTCTCCTGTACCTAACGTTGTAACTCAGAACAGTGACAGAATTGATGCAAATCACTCAGTAGATTTGATGAATGCAATTCTGAAACGCCGTGAAGAGATTAAAGACGATCGGGCAATGTATCAAGCAACAGGAAAACAGGCAGACCTTATGATGTTTGTATTAATTCAGAAATGGAATGACCAGTTCAAGAATGATGCAAAAGAACAAGGTTTTACTGTGAACGAAGAAATGTTTGCATATTTGAATGAAACAGCTTCTTTGTTCCTTGGTGTTAATTTGCTTCCTAGCAAAACATCTGATGGACAGCTCGAGATTAACTTCAAAGATGCTGTCGCAAAGACAAATCCTGAAATGCAGAAAGCTTTAGAACAAGATGCTAAAGTTCCGCAGACTCAGGAAATGCCAAAACCTGAAGAATGTGTCACAGATGAACAGAAAGTAGCAGCAATGTGTACTATTATGAACATGCGGCACAAGCAGAAGTCAGGAGGTATAGGTAAGAACGTAGCAAATATGATTAAATTTGCACGAGAAGCCTATAAACTTGACAAAGATGCAGAACCAGCACAAGTATTAGCAACTGTATTACTTAAGATGAAGGAAGCAGGACGAAACGCTACATTGCTTGAAGGTTGTGCGAATGCTATTTGGGGTAATTTAACTGGTAATTTGTCAGTTCTAGCATCTCATGCTTGGCTTAAGAACCAATTAACAACATACAACGATGCGCAAGTTGCTAATGTTGTGAAAGTATTCTTAGCTAAGAAGATTGCTGATGAAACTGCAAAAAACAATAACTACGAAGAAGAAGCAAAACGGTATTCTCAATTAATTAGTGGAACTAATGACGATCTGATCAATCGTATTATTACTTCTGCTAATAACGAAGGTAAAGATGAAGACAAACTTGTATATCCAGAAATCAAGGGTTTAAATCTTAAAGGTAAACACATTTCAGCAATAAAGACTGTAAACAATCTACGGATTGCTTATGGAGCAGAAATGAATGACAAGATGTTGAAACAAGTAATGCAGAAAGTATCTAGCTTGTACACATCAACCTCTTTGAATCCTCTTACTTTCTATATTGAGAAATCTGCGTATGCTACTAAAAAGTAACAACTAACGCATTATCAAAATGAGTAAAAGACCAACAGTTTTAATTACGCTAGCAATGCTAGCTTTCGGTGGTTATGTAGGTTTTGTAACTAATTATACAAATACCGCCACCGCACATGAATATGTGATTCCGAAGTTCACAGATGTACCTCGGGCAAAAGACTTTAATATTGATATTAATTTGAACAATAACGCTGTAAAATTAAATGGACAAAGCAACCCAGAACAAAATATCAATGTTGAAATCAAAAAGAAAGACAGTATCATCTATCTAACTTCTATTGTAGAGAAGGAAGTACCTAAATACATTAAGGTAAGAGAACTGCCATCAGTTAAAGAGAATAAAACCACTTGTACGGATATTCTCCAAAGACTGAAACAACAACAATCAGAGAAGATAAATCTGAGTCGCAACTAGAACAGCCAATGCGATTATAGAGCTATAATGGTGTATATCCAGAGATGTCTAAATCAAAGGATTAGAAAGTAAATGGTTAGATTACTTTCTTAAAATTAAGATAGTACAGAATATTAGTAGGAATAGGGTATAGCTACAACTATAGACTATTACTGAAAGTATAATAACTTGTTATGTCTATATACTATCTATAGACTGAAAAGATAACAAGAAATAGGGAGAGCGTGTACAACCCTATTGTATCTATGAGAACCGTTTGGAGATAGAATACAGAAGACGCGATTAGTAAGGAGCAGCTTACAAAATCGAACCGTACAAGGGGAACGAAATCCTCTTAAGTTACTCGCAGACTTATCATAGTTTGAATCAAGAAGGAGTAATAAACACGATGATGCCCAACAAATCGTGGTGTCCAAGACCACGTGCTGAACATTATCGAGCATATAACGCTCTAGGGTAGCTCCAAACTCCCCTTTACGACATAGATCGTATAAAAATGTCAGTATAGTGTTCTATACTTATCTAAACAGTTATATTGTAACTTAATAAGTTTAGAGATAGTATATATGAAGGTACTTAATTATAATATTATAGCACTACTTATTGAAAAAATATTGATAGATTACCTGGATTAGGCGTAAAGCCTATGCACAATGTTATGTTAATCAGTACATAGCTAATCCTAAGCTTGTATTACTATACACTCCAGTATAGAGGGATAGAGTGACGAAGTGAGTAGTAGATTGTGTGCCTTTTGGCTGAGTAGCAATGATCCAATATTAATAAATAAGGAATCCTGCAACGGACCTCTTCAGGAAATGAGGAGTATGTGAGTTCAAGTAATATTATAACAAACTCAGTTGTTATCTTGTCTGAGTATAAACCTAGAGTGCTTTGCAACAGGAATATAAAGATAACTAGCGGATGAAGTGCGCAATAACACTATTTCAATACTAAGCAGAAGACATAAAGCTTAGAAGTACTAAATTATTCTTATCCAGAAGCATAACTGGAGTTTTATCAAATTTGCACAAGGTGAGATACTCTATCCTTAAGAGTATATGTGAAGGTGAGCATCGCCCCACTCCTGGGATGAAGAGAAGCGGACACATTAAAAGACGGACACGAAACAGATCGGAGAAAAATCTGTGTATTGCACTAGATAGTAGTCTTAACGGGAAGTGACAGAATGTAAATCTATTTAGGAAGTCTTTATTACGAGAGAATTAACATGTTTAACTTAACTAATGAGGAAGTTCAATGGTAGGTTTTAGGACGAGTAGTGATAAGATGACGAAAGTAAATCCGAGCCACCCTCGACTGTACGATATAATTGCTGACATTAGAACCATCTAAAGTATATTGCGCAACAATATATGTAAAGTGACGCTGATTCCTTACATTAAAGGATGATAGGTGGAAATCCTAAGAATTATGTGCAGAATAAGAACAAAGTCGTAAGTACACGCAGCAGTTAGAGTAAACTAACAAGGCTATAGAGTGGGTGTTTTGAAACATAAACAGCTCAGTAATAAAACCGGTAGAAGCATTACCGATAGCTAATTATAACATTTGTAAGTTATAAAGCATATGCAGTACTCCTCACTATAACAGGAAAAAGAGCACGCTATAGTGACTGTTAGGCTCTTAAAATAATCAGGAACTAGCATAACATTCGATTTTCAGATAATTTCAGTTATAATGTTATTTGATGGGTATAAATCTCCTACCGTTGGAGTCCCGTTGTATCTCTTTAGGTATTAACTAGCATAACATTCGATTTTCAGATGTCGAATTACATATTTCTTTAGTTTAGTATTAATAATCTTATGAAGAACGGCTGACTCATCTGTCTAATGAGTAAAGTCCTACGGGGAATGCCGAGTGAAGTAATAACATCACGTTCTAGTAGTAATATTAGTAATATGAAGACTTATTTTATAGTTTTTTCAGATTAATATCAAATCTTAGCAGAATTACGTTATAGAGTTCATATTGTTTGAATACAAAAGTAGCATTTGAAGTTTAATTTTAAACGAGAGATATAAGATACTCTACTACTTATATGAAGAACTCTATAGCTCAACTTTTTAAATAAATATAGTATTAACTAACTCCGTAGGTAAAATCAATTACGGAATCAAGAAAGGAGAAAATTATGGATAAAAATTATGAAAGCGTGTTTAAGAATCCTGAAGGATTTACTCAGCAAGAAGTATCATCATTACGTACTAAAGTAATTGCTTACAGCCGGGCATTGGTTGGTCGGCGGTTAGCTATTCCTGTAAGTGATAATTTGGATTTGAATTACAAGAAGAAACTAGCTGGCGATATGACAGGTCTAGTACTTGCAAATCCTATGAAAAAGTACATGATTGAAACTGTTGATTTATTCAACGTAGATATCGTGCGGACAGCAAATGGCAAAATTGTCATTATGTTTAATAATGATGAAAAATTGCAATTTGACTTACGGGCTGATGTAGATACTATTCTGAAAGCTGGTCCGAAGGATGTTCAGGACGCTATTCTGAAATTTGAAGCAACAGGAGAGCGGAGTTTCTTCTGGAATGTGAAGATGGTAACTGAAGTTGTCACTCAGTTAAATCAAAGTAATTTAACTGATCTTAACAATTTTATTGATGAGTTAGCAAACCAAGGTGCTTCTTTGGAACAAATCAACAAAATTACTAAGGACGACACTGAAGCTTACTATAAAAGCATTGACGAGTAATCATTCTTAAGTATATAAACTATGGCAACAAATAAGAAGCCAATAGATTCATATCACTTGCAAATGTTAAAGCTAATTATGTCAGATCCACGTATTCAAAATAATTTGCTGATGGATGGAAGCAAAAAGATAAATGTTGGAACTGATGGAACTATATTAATAGGACGCCACAAATATGGTTGGGTAAATAAGTGGTTTAATTCCTATTATGTAATAGACTTTTTTAGTTTAGTACAAAGAATAGCTTTTATCATCACAGGTGTAGAAAGTAACAATTGTGATAAGTCAGGTTTGGTTGGGTTTCTGACAGAAGCAATTGACAAAGTACTTAAGAAAGATGAAAAAGAGAAAGTAATCGAGTTACTATTATATTATTGTACATTACTTGATGAAAACAGTCCATTGAAATTGACCTATGATATTACAAAAGATGACCCAGGCTTTGATAAAAATATGGGTAATAGCAAGCGTCGCAGAATGGTTGGGATAGCTAATGCTTGTATTGACTTTGGGTATGAAAGAATACCCGTTAATTTGCATGTTGAAGGAGATTTATAATCGAATATATACATTTGGTTGGGTTCGTATTAAGTAGAAAATAATTGAAAACAACATAAAACCAATAAGAGTATATACATTTGGTTGGGTTCGTATATACTCTTACTAAACTGCCTCTGATAATGTTACTAAGGTAACTAAGTGTTGGAAAGCCGAGAGAATAAGAATCGGATGCCATATCGAGATGTGACAGAGGCTCTAGAATTTGATCTTGCTTGTCTTAATTCTTAATTTTTTGTAGTATATCAGTGATCTGTGAAGATAGCTGATATTTTAAGTTATTAAACCTTGATCAGTTTAATAGCTACACAGGTAGACTTTCTAATATACTATGTAATTAACTAATTGTCAAATTATTAAAATCAAGTATATATGAAAGCAAATAAATTTATTGAACAGCGTGATAAACTATCAGCAGATATTACTAAATATTGGAATATTATCTCTATTGAAAATGTAGTAAATCGTAACTATAAACGTACTTACGATTTGAAAGAACTTTATGAAACTATTAAAGGTCTTACGGATGAACGAGTGATAGTTAAATTAAAGATACTATGTATTAATATGGGTATAAAGAAGTTTAGTGATTTGCCAGCTGATTGTAATCAATTAGATGTATTTAAATTATGTGAATTGCAAGAAATGAAAGTACATCTAAGTCGTATACGAACTTTGAATCCTGTTCTTAAATCTAAGAAAGGTAAAAAAGCTCTAAATAAGACTGAAGTTTTAACTTCTAATTGGGTTAAAGCACGAATAAAAGAACTCGATTTAGAGATTCTGAAATTAAAAGAGAAACTTACTAAGTTCAATGAAGAAACGGATTTTGATGATTCTGCTGCTCCTATGTGTTTAGCAGCTTAAAAAAATACAGAAAGAAGTATATCTGAATATAATTCAGAACGACATAGATGTGTCAGGGATGGCAGGGTGCTTGCACAGCTAAACTGACTATACTTCTTTCTATAAATTAATTGGGAGCGGTAGAAGAAGTACGTACGAAAAACTTTAAAACATTAATCTACTTAGCTCCCTCAGTTATTAATTTTTAAATATCAAATTGTTATGAATCAAGAAACTAGAAATAAGAAAAATGCTAAATACCAGCAAAACTTACAGAAACGTTACGGATTAACTAAATCCTCAGATTATAAATCTATGTGTAGTAAAGGAATATCTTTGTCAGAAAATATTAAACCTATGACAAAGGAATTTGTAACTACTCGTCGTCATGATAAAATAGTAAGTAGAGAAGTATATACTTATAAGTGGACTCCTGAAGCGACTAATGCACGAAAGGAGTATCATGAAACTAAAAAAGGCATAGCTAGTATTCCTAAGAAACCTACACAGGTAGTTGATAAAAAGGATAAAAAACAGTTATTAGAAGAACGTCCTTATTCTGGTTACCATAAAGAATTGGTACAGAATCTATATGGTAGCAATAAAGCAGAACGTATTGCTAAACAACAAGCTTATAAAGCAGCTCACGAAGAGAAAATTAAGAAAGTAGCTAAACAACTTGCAGAGTTCAAGATGTCTAAGAAGCTACGATATTTAGAACAAAGACCGTATAAAGTAGTTATAGCTACTACAAACGATAAAGAGTTTAAAACAAGCTACTCTAATCTACCCATTGAACAACTTACCGAAGTAGTTACTAAACTAAATACAAAGTTATCTGATAAGTATAGTAATTATGAGTCTATTACAATAGTAGATAGAGCAACTTTAGAAAAGAAATGCTTTGCTAAACATTTGCCAGAGATAAAGCAAGCAGCGTAGAGCGAAGAGACTTTTAGCAGGATAGTCTATAAAGAATCCTGCCTCTAGATTCTGTAGTTCAAGGGATAGAACAAAATTCTTCTAAAATTTAAATCTCAGTTCGAGTCTGAGCAGAATCACTACAAATTTATACGCTATGAAGATAAGAGGAAAAATAGTATATGTCTATGATATTGAAATTTTCCCAAATGTATTTCATTGCACAGCAAAGAATACTGAATCAGGAAAGTTTCATAAGTTTGAGATATCAAGCAGAAAAAATCAATTATCAGAATTAGTTGATTTTTTTCGTGTACCAAATATTAATGTACCATTAAAATTTGGAGATCTCTATACTACTGAAACTCAAATTGATTCAAATAAAATCTTTGCGGGATATAATAATTTACATTATGATAATCCTATTATTAACTATATAATAGATTATTATGATATACTTAAAAATAAACCATATCTAAGAATATGTGATAGTATTTTTAACTTAAGTAGAACTATAACTACATCTCAAGCAGATGACAACATAGAAGCATGGAAAAAATGGAAATATCAAGTATGGTATGATTCATTTGATATACTTACTATGTTATATTCACAGAAATTACGTGTTGGATTGAAGGAAATGCAAGTAACTATGCAATATCCTAATGTTCTAGAATTCAATGGAGACTTTAATAAGTTTCTAGAAGAAGATAGAATAGAAGAGATGATTGAGTATAATGTGAATGACGTTAATTCTACTGAAAAATTATTAAATCTGTGTTCTGAAGATATAGAATTAAGAATAGCTATCGAAGATGAATATAAAGTAAGAGTATTAAGTAAAGATGGAGTAAACATTGGAATGAAAATTCTAACGCAGAAATATCTTGAAAAGACTGGTTTAACATGGTGGGATATTAAAGACTTGAGAAGCCCAGCAGATGTTATAGACCTAAACAAAGTAATATTGCCTTATATAGAATATAAAGATCCTATACTTCGTAATGTACTATCTGATATGAAAAAGCAGATAGTATCACCAGGTAGAAAAGGATACGAAAACAAATTTGTATTTAGAGGATTAAAATATTCTGTAGGAGTTGGTGGTATTCACTCTGAAAACAAACCTGAGATAATTATTCCTAAGGAAGATGAAATATTAATAGATATTGATGTTGCATCTCTGTATCCCAGTATGATAATAGAGTATAAATTCTACCCAAAACATTTGGGTTCTGAATTTCTAGAAGTTTATAATCAAGTTAAAGATGAACGAATAGAAGCAAAACATAATGGTATTAAGACTAAAGATAAAACGCTTAAATTAGCATTAAACGGTCTTAGTGGTAATCTACAGAATGAACATAATTTCTGTTATAGTCCTTTCGCAGTAATGCAGATTAGAATAAACGGACAATTACTATTACTTATGTTAGCAGAAAGATTATCTGATATTGGCTGTAGAATAGTACAGGCAAATACAGATGGTTTATTTGTTCTTCTTAAGAAGAATCTGTATGAAAAATTACAAAGTATATGTAAGGAATGGGAACAACAAACGAGACTAACCCTAGAGGAAGATCGTTTTGAAGCTATGTATCAGTATGCTATTAATGATTATATAGCTGTAAAAGAAGGTTATCAAGCAATGAAGAAATTGTTTGAAACTGAACCAGAAAAAGCTCTAAATAAAAAGAAGAAGCCTTATACTTCTTTAGATATGATTAAAGATGATTATATCAAAGAAAAAGGTATGTTCATTACTAAGGTATTACTTGGTAAGGGAATGTCTGCAAAGATTATTCCAGAAGCTATTAGAGATTATTTTGTTGATGGTATTCCTGTAAAAGATACTATCTACAATTGTAAAGATATTAAGAAGTTTCTTACTTACCAGAAAGTAGATAAGAAATTCTCTGTAGAATATAATGGAGAACTGACACAAAGAATCAATAGATTCTATGCATCTACTAATGGTCCTTATTTATATAAATGTAAAATAGTAAACAGAGATGTTGAGATACCGCAATATCTTGTATGTCTCAAAACAGGAGAAAGTATAATAACTACAGATCCAAATCAGTTTTACTATAATTCTAATGTAGAACAGATATTACCTTATAGTTCAAAGATTATAACTAAAGGTACTAGAGTAGACTATACTAATCTACTTACTGCATCTGGTGTTACTATACTAAACAAATTTGATAATAAACCTATAGAAGAAAGAAAGATCAATTATCGCTACTATTTAAAGGAAGCGTTAAAGATCATTGAAGAATTAAAACCAAAACAACTAAGTCTGTTTTAACAGATTTTTATCATATTGCATCAAGAGACTGGTTCATAAAGTACTATATTATGATACTAGAATTAGATACAATATTATTAGATATTTTTGGAGAAATATCAATTAATCAGTTAGTATTTTTAACCCTTGTATTGAATGATAATCAAAGTAATAATCAAGACGTTCACAAGTTTCTCAGCCGAATAAGTGAAAACGACATACAAGAGTTAATCGACAATGACCTTATCTCCTTTACTACTTCAGGAGATAATAAAATTTATAGTCCTACAGAAAAACTATTGTCAAGTACAAAACAAGATAAGACATGGTTTGATGAGTTCTATGAAGTATTTCCAGTGTATGTTTTAAGACCAGATGGTACTAAAGGTTTTTTACGATCTAATATAAATAAGTGTCGTAAAGAATATAATCGTATCGTAGGTAAATCTAGAGCAATGCACGAACACCTTCTTCAATGTCTTCAATATGAAATTGAAAACAAAATGATAACTGGTAAAATAGGTTATATGAAGACGATGTGGAAATGGCTCACTCAACATGAGTGGGAGGTTATTGAAGAGCAAATGAGTTATGAATCTGAAACACCTGTAAGTTATGGAGAATACGGAACAGAATGCCATTAAAATACTACCTTTTGAGTCAATATCTCAGGTAGCAAATAAATCCATAAACTACATTAAAGCTAGAAAAAATCATAGTATAGTATCATTAAAAACCAGATGGGATAAATTCAATAAAGCTACTGGCGGAATTGAACCAAATATGATATTTACTATAGCTGGTATATCAGGTAGTGGTAAGAGCTCAGTTGCAAATATGTTAGTAATGGATTTAATTGATCTTAATCCTGATCAGGATATCGTAGTATTATACTTTAGTTTAGAGATGGTAGACTACAGAAACGTTGGTCGTGTAATAAGTAATAAAACTAAGAAAACTGTATCTGAATTGTATAGTTCAGTAGAAACACTTAGTGATGAAGACTTATTAAGAGCTGAATCGGCAGCTGAAACCATTAAGAAATACAATATATACTTTGTTGATAAAGTATGTAATGTAGAAGAAATAGGTAATACTATAGATTACTTTCATAATACTGTAGCTAACGGTCGTTGGCTAATAGTAGTATTAGACCACGTTCTTCTAGTAAATGGAGAAGGTGGAGAAAGAAGTACAATAGTCGATTTACAGAAAATGTTTATACAGAAGAAGAAGCTTTCTAACACTAGTATAATACAGCTTTCACAGATGAATCGTAATATTGAAAGTCCTGATAGAATTAATAATCCAAGTACTCACTTCCCTATGAGAAGTGATTTATCAGCATCGGATGCAATATTTCAAGCAAGTGATTTCGTAATAGCAGTTCATCGCCCAGAAATCTTACACCTAGCTATCTATGGTGTAAGACGTCTACCTGTAAAAAATAAGGTTTATATGCATTTCTTAAAAGTAAGAGATGGAGAACCATGTATATTAGAATTTGAGAATGAACTTCAATATGGTAACTTAATTGAAACTAATACTGCAAATGCTGAAGAACAAAAAGTAGTATTTAAACAAATTAAAAAAGGCTGATTATGAAAGGTTTTACAATTAGACTTCCGAAACAAAATATTGACCCTCAGGGTTCTTTGAAAAATCGTATATTAAACGAAGTTAAAAACCGCTTACCGTTTGCTAAATGGTATGGAATTCACACTCCGGAAGATCCGGAATATAGTGTATCCTATGCAGGTCCTGATGACTTGTTATGCTTTGGATGCAATCGTAATGCACATTTCTCTGCATTCAACAGAAAATATTATCGACCGACATGTTCCTATGATAATTGTCTCACATGTCCGTTCGCAAATCGAGCATTTAAGCTACGTCAATATGATGCTGTTTCAGAATTTGATATGGCATTGAAACGTTTGGCAGAGTATGCTAAGATTATGGAAGACTATGAAGAAGATCGTGGATACGATTTTACTTATATGGGTCAACCTGTACGTATTTACCAAAAGTTTATTCAAATTGGTTATACAATTATTCCTATTGATAATCCTAGTCTGTTTTTGAATAATTATCATAAAGCAGATAAAAATAATATAGTAAATGTTATTATTAATATTAGTAATAGTACTACTGTTAATAATATCATTAACAATGAATAACAACAACTTTACATTGTGTAAAATTTCAATTTTTGTCAGATAGTTTCAGAATCTCACAGGTAAAGTGTTAACCTATTTTAATATGTTAATACTACCAAAAGAGAAAAACAAACCAAAGGTTAATAATCCAAGATTTTTAATCCTATTTGGTAAACCAAAATCAGGTAAAACTACATTATTATCTAAGCTTGATAATTGTCTTATAATTGACTTAGAGGGAGGTTCAGAATTTCTAGAAGCTCTCTCTATTCAAGCTCGTACTATTGAAGATTTAGGTAATATATCTAGAGCAATCAGTGAAGAAATCGCTACAACAGGAAAGAAACCTTATAAATATATTGCTATAGATAATGCTACTAGACTCGAAGAAATATGTTTAGGATATGCTAAAGTTCTGTATTGTCAGACACCAATGGGCAAATCTTATAAGGGAGATGATGTTCGTACATTACCAAATGGTAGCGGATATCTCTACTTAAGAGAAGCAGTTAAAAAAGTAATAAACATGTTTAAAAATCTTTGTGATAATTTTATTCTTATAGGTCATACTAAAGATAAGATGATTAATAAAGATGGTGAAGAGCTTATAGAAATGGCTATAGATTTAGTTGGAAGACTAGGTGATATAGTATGTGGTGAAGCAGATGCTGTTGGTTATGTCTATCGTAAAAAGAATGAAACTATTATATCTTTTGAAGGTGGAGATAACTCAGTAAGAGAAGCCAGAGCTCCTCACTTACGAGGTAAAAAGATAGTTATCGCAGAAAGCGATGAAAATAATGTTATTAATGTTCACTGGGATAAGATTTATTTAGACGAGTGTGCAGCCTGATTTAAAAATTTAAAAATATTGAAATTATGACATATAGTAAAGAACGTGCAGCAAGTATTAGCAAAAGTGATATTAAGTATATTCCCGCTGGTATTATTGAAAATGTAGTATTGAAGAGTGTAAAAACAGAAGTTTCTCCGAATGGTAATCAATTCTTAGAAATTGTTTTTGAGAAAGATGGAGCAACATTAACTCATACGGAGTGGAAACCTACACTCGGTGGGTTTGTAACTACAGAAGAACAACTCCAGACAAAAATGGATAAGCAGTATTCTCGTATGTTGCAGATACTTAACTGTTACTATAAGGATGAAGAACTTGACTTTAATGGTGAAAGCTTTGAACAGTTTGCTCAATGGATTACTGATATGCTGAACAAAGTAGATAAGAGTAAAAAACTTAGAGCTAAAATAGTATATAATGATAAAGGATATACTACTTTGCCTAATTATGCTAAGTATACTTTTATTGAACCTATGGAATTACCAGAAGGTAAATCATCTTCTATTGCTATGCTAAATATTGACCAATTTACAAAGCCTGTTGTAGCAGATAAAGAAGTAAAAAACGATAACCCGTTTAGTGCAACTTCATCTACTACTAATACACAGGCTTTAAGCGAATCTAATAACGATTTGCCGTTTTAAGAAAGTTATAATTAATTAATAACAAGTGGTAGTCTACTATTTTAAGACTACCACTATTTTTATAGCCTGATAGGAAATATTGTAGTTCGATTCTACACAGGCTAACAAACTAAAACAGATTGCATATGTATAGTAGAAAGCGAGCAAAACTCCCAGATAATATTACTCTAGATTGGATACTTTCTAAAGTAACAGAATATGATATATATGCAAAATATATAGGTCAATTTAAAGTAGGTATGATATACAATAGTCCATTTAGGAAGGATAAAAATCCATCCTTTGGTATTTACTATAGTAAACGTACTAAACAACTACTTTTTAAAGATCATGGAACAGGTGAATGTGGTAATGTAATTAAATTTGTGTCATTATTTACTGGTAAAACAGAATATAATGACATATTATCTGATATAGTAGATAAGTTAAATATTACTAACAACACTAAACTCGTTAGCTCTAAACAATATATACCGCCAACTGAAACAGTAATTGGTGTAGTACGTCAGGAATTTACTGATGTAGATATCAATTACTGGAAACAGTTTAATATTTCTATAAATACTCTAAAGAAATTCAATGTAAATAGTATTAAATATTATTTATGTAACGGAATAGTAAAGGGTACTTATAAACGAGAAAATCCAATGTATGCATATAAGGTCTATAATAACTTTAAAATATATAGACCATTAGCAGATAAATATACTAAGTGGAGAAACAATCTTACAGACTATGATATCCAAGGCTATGAGCAGTTGCCTCAGAAAGGTGATATACTATTTATTACAAAGTCCATGAAAGATGTTATGTGTTTGCATGAAATGGGTTATCCAGCAGTTTCTCCATCTTCAGAGAGTACATTTCTACCTAAAGATGTATTAGAGCAACTTAAGACGCGTTTTAAGCGTATTATAATACTATTTGATAGAGATACTGCTGGAGTAAAAAGAAGTCGTAAATTAAGCCGAGAAACAGGCTTAGAAGCAATGTTTATTAACAAAAAATTCAAAGCTAAAGATGTATCTGATGCTGTTAAAGCAAATAGCTTTGAAGAAATAAAAAATTGGTTAAATGAAACTATTAAAAACTATAGGTAAAGTAATAGCATTACCTTTTGATTTAGCTCTAATACTTGGAAAGTTATTATTGATTCCAATCAAATTAGTAAGTGTATTGTTGCATGGAGAATTTATTGAATGGAATAAAAAACGTAAGTTTATAGGAAATTCAATTAAAGAAATGTTTAAAGCTTTCAAATATAATAAAGATTATTCTTTCTTATATTCAGTAGGATTTACGGATGAAAATGGTAATTTTTCTGAAAGAATTGAAACGTTTAAAATAACTAGTGATAGTATGCAACATTATATTAATTATGCTAAAACAAGTCTTAAACAAGAAAGTGCGTAATGCTACTAAACAAGAAATAGATGGAATAGTATTTCGATCTAAGTTAGAAGCTTATACATATTAGAAACTAAAGGAAGCAGGTATATCAGCTGAATATGAACAGCACAGATATACTTTACTTCCTAAGTTTGTATATAATAACTCTACAGTTAGAGCTATTACTTATTTACCAGATTTTGTAGGAGATGGTTTTGTTATAGAATGCAAAGGATTTGCTACAGATTCTTGGGCAAACAGAGAAAAACTATTCAAGTATTATTTAAGCTTGAATGAACCCGATACTAAATTTTATTTAGTAAAGAATAAAAAACAAGTTGATGAGTTAATTAACATTTTAAAATCTTAAATTTTCAGATTATGGCAAATAATGAATTTATTAAAATAGGAGAAAATATAGTTGCGAAACCTAAAGGAGCAGATTACGATCTGATACCGGGTAAAGTATATGATCTAAGTTGGAATAATTGGGAAAATTCGTCTATATTTAAAGAAAATGGAGAATTAAATCTACCTAAGAAAGTTTATTCTACTAAGGTAGATGATATATTCAAGAAGCGTATTATAACCTATTTTAATAAAGCAAATACAAATACTACTGGTGTAATGCTGGCTGGCGTGAAGGGTACTGGTAAAACTGTGATGATGAAATTATTAGCTAAGGAATCAGGTTTACCTATTATTGTAGTTAATCCTGATTATCCAGAAGGTAAACTTATTAAGTTTTTTAAGTCCTTTACTACTCCAGTATGTGTTTTGTTTGACGAAGTTGAAAAGAACTTCAAAACTGAGTATATGCTAGATTTCTTAGATGGAGTTGAAAAGACTGCACAGAAACTAGTAATTATGACTTGCAATGACTTAAGCCGAGTTAGTCAGTATATGCAAGATCGCTGTTCACGTATTCGTTATTTACGTCAATATTCTCCTGATGAAAATGCTGCATTCTTACCGATGTTGGCTGATGATTTTGGTATTAAGAACAAAGAAGAAGTAGTAAAATTCTGTAAAGAGAATATTAAACTACTTTCTATGGATAACATTGTTTCTTTCATGAGTGAAGTCAAAATGCTAGAAGATGAAGATATTAGTCTTCAGGAAATCATAAACATTATGAATATCTCTACTGAAAATATACCAACTAAAGTTAGTGATACTGTAGAATATGATGATAAGTATGATAATGAAGATAATGAATATAGTGATGATGATTACGAATATTGTGATGCAGCATGAAAACAAATAAGGCTAGATATATTCTAGCCTTTTAACTTATATAAACATGAAAATATGCGGTATAAGTGATATACATGGTAATCTCATTGAGAATATACCTGAGTGTGATGTACTATGTATATGCGGTGATATAATGCCTTTATCTGTGCAAAGAAATATCGAACAGTCTAGGCATTGGTTTTATAATAGATTTACTAGTTGGGTCAAAAGACAACCTTGTAAAAAGGTTATCTTAGTACCAGGTAATCATGATTTTATAATTGAAGATGCATATAATAGAAAATATCTTAATGAATTAAAACAAGATATTTATGTAAGAACAGATGATAAGTTAACAATACTTATAGATGAATTATATACATACGAAGATATTAAATTCTACGGTACACCTTGGATTAAACCAATTGAATTTCAAGAGGACAGATGGGCATTTAGTAGATTTGATACTTATGAAGATATACCACAGTGTGATATACTACTAACACACGATAATCCATTTTGCAATAATGCTTTAGACGTTTTCTCCTTTGGAAAGAGTAAATATCATTTGTATGGACATTGGCATGATGGATCTAGTGATGTAAATTCTGGAAGATATAATTGTTCTAGATTAGACGATTGTTATAATTTTAAAAAGAATTATGAATTTGTAGTATTAGATATTATGACCGAAAAAGAAAAGAAACAAGTAGAGCAAGCATTCTTAGAAAAGCTTATTAGTCAAGCTTACAATAATAATGTAGCAGATTGGCTTAAAACTTTTAAAGAGGTTGAACTACAACAAGATAAAGAAGATGAAATAGTTTGGGATACTTCAGCAGAAGTTCCTGAATCAGCTGTAATTAGTGATATAGAAGATTAAACTATGAAAGTAGAAGGGATTGTTATAGATAATGAACGTATTGCAATTGAAGCAATGTTCAATAATGTTATTGATGATACTTTAGCAATACAGGCTAAAGAAGAAATAGTAATTATAGAGTATGTTAAAGAATAAGATGGATATTAGTATTCCTTATTACGAAGATAATAGCAGAGTAAGCAATTCTGCAATAGGGTGGTTTATTAAAAGAGGTCCTAGATATTTTCGTGATATGCTTGATGGAAAAGAAGAAGGAATGAATTTTTCTTTTCTTGAAAAAGGAACTATGATTCATGAATATTTACTTCAACCAGATGAATTCTGGAAAGATTATATTATTCTTGATTTTGCAACACCTAAAGTAAAACAGCAAAAGGATTTATTAGATGAGTATCATAGACTTATGCAAATAAATCCATTAGAATCTCAAGATAAGCTTAAACTATTAGCTTATAAAAAAGCTTATAGTAATAAGAAATCTGATGAGAAATGTATTGAAGAAGCTGAAGGTCTTATTATGATTTATCAAGATTACTTAGAATACTTGAGTAAGAAAGATGAAAATAAGAAGATAATTAGCTTTGCTGATTTACAAATGCTTAAGAAGATTAAGGAAAATATTCAGAATCACAAGAAAGCAAATGAATTGCTTTTTAATTTACCATCTACTTTTGAAACTCATAATGAATTTCATATTAACTGGCAAGTTGATAGAATCAATAATATTAAATGTAAATCTTTACTTGATAGAGTTTGTTTTGATCATGTTAATAAGAAGATAATTCTAATTGACTTAAAGACTACTGTAAATGTCTATGATTTTGCACATTCAGTAGAAGAATATGATTATTACAGACAAATTGCTTATTATGGATTAGCAATTCAATGGTATATGCAAGAGATATTAAATCTCAATTCTGAAGAATATGATTTTGAAGCATATATTATTGCTATAGGTAAAGATTCTGAAAATCAAATTAGAGTGTTTAACATGAAAAATGATAAAATACTCAGTGAGAAAGTTGATTTAATTAACAATTCTTTACAGAAAATTTCATATCATATCAGTACAGATCAATGGGATCACTCAGTAGAATACTACGAAGGTGATGGTGTTGAAAAACTATAATAAATGTTTAATATTTTTAAGTGATTTTATAGAAGCGAAGATATCTTACTTTGATTGTCCAGCATTTGTAAATATGTATACAAATTTAAAAGGAGACAATTCTGAAGGAAAATTATATTTAGTTTATAAGTTTAGTAGTCATTATGAACTATCTAAAAAAATAGAGGAAATCAGTTGTAATAAAACATATTATAACTGGTTTCCTTATACTATAAATAAACAATCTTATATTGTCTTTTCATTTAAGGTTAGTAAAGATAAAATACAAGAATTAGAGTTCTGTAAAAAAGGTAGATTTACTGATAGTTATTTAGATGTAAAAGATTTAGTTGTTATTTGGAAAGACTACTTAGATCAATTTGATGATTTGCTTAAGTCAAATGACTTTTGCTCTGATTATACTTGTACTTGTTAAAAACAAAAGGCTGGAAATAATCCAGCCTTTTTCATTAATCAGAATCTCTATTTGCAATTTGAGTTTCGTAATATCTTCTTTTAGAAGGTATATCCTATAATTCCCATATATTTTTAAACGGAGTTATTTTCATTCCAAATTTAAAAGTAGGAGAAAAACCTTTATAAGCGCCTCTATCTATTTTTTCATCTTCATTATTAATCAGATTATGTACCCATACTGGTACAGTAGAAATTAATCCAGAAAAGTTATCATAATAACTATAAATGGGGAATGGAGTTTTGATAGTTGAGATAGCGTCTTGGATTGCCCAAGGGGTAGAAGACATCATAGTTTCAAAATCTGTTCTTACTAAAGCAAAAGCTAATAATTGTTTTAATATATTATCTTTATCATCATCTGCCCAAGCCTTTGCTATTGGCATTAAGAAGAAATGCAATATATTTACACCTAGTAATTCTAAAGATAATTGTCTTATTACTCTACGCTAATCATATGTAGAATTCTACATATACTTCTACCATAAACTAATATTCCTAGTATCTCTTCTTATTGCAGAAATAATACTAAAAGGAACTCTAAACAAAGCCTCTTTATATCTTTGAGAACTATAATCCCATTGTCTATTCTATACCCATCTTTCTTGAAGTATAATAGGCATAAATTGTCTGTGCATCATTACTAAACTTCCTATAATATTACTACTTAACATAGTTTTCTATAGTGGAGTAAGCTAACCATCAGCAGATTGAGCTAAATTTCTAGCAGTGTTACCAATGGTTTCTTTTTTAGCATCCCAGGCTTTTTGATAAGCAGGGTCTTTGGTTACGATATTTCCATTTTTATACTCTACTAAATCTCTAGAGGATCTAAATGTGTTCCATTGATTTAACATTACTTCGTCGTTACTATATTTACGTTTAAATTCTTCGCTACTAAGAAACTCTCCATTTACGTATCTATAGTTGTACATAACAGAATTTAGTATATGACCCTTTACGAAATAATCACTTAAAGAGTATACTCCAAAAGCCCAGTTTCTAGCTATTTGTTTTTGAAAAGTAGATAGATTAAGTCTATCTGTTTTTATTTCAGCACCTACTTGAAAATATTCCATTAGTTTCATCTATGTACTATTGTGATAATCACTAAGTAAACTGAAATTATTTTTAAATAAGTCTACAATCAAAGCTTTAGCACCATTAATACTATCTCCAAAACTATAATACCTACCAGAAAGCGAATTGATTATATCATTATAGACTGCTGTAAAAAAGCCGGTAGTAGCACATATAATATTTAAACCAAGATTAACGGTAGTTCCTAATGCTTTTAAACCTAATATTAATTTAGTAACATTAACTTTCCTAGGTTTTATGTGACCTTTAAAGCCTAATACAGAAAAATCTCTTTCTTTAAGATCCCATGTAAACGACTTAGTTTTAATATCATATATATTCATTTCTACAAAGCTTTTAGCAAACTTATATAGATTAGATTCCTATCCTTTTTTACTTCTTCCCCTATATTTACTTTTAACATCTCGATTACCTATAAACTATAATATTGCTTCTGTTTTAGGTTTAAGTTCACTTTTTATTCTGAAGTTTTCAGCCATTTTAAAATACTCTACTATAGAGCCAACAGTATTAGCTGTAATAGTAGAAGGATCATCCAGACTTTTAACATAATTCTGTGGAACAAAATATAATTTATCTGTGCCAGTATCTACTGTTTCATCGTTTAAACCAGTATCGTCATTTCTAGTAGATACTTTATCTTTCCAATATTCTTTAAAACCTTCAAAACCTCTAGCTCTAACATATCTCCACATAGAACCTGATATTTGTGGCAATCTATATGAACTTAAATTAGTAAGATTAGTAAGTTTGCTATTTGATTCTTTAAGAGTATTCACACATTCTTTGTATAATTCATGTAAATCTTCATTTGAAGATACTTTATTAAATGCTTCTGAATTATCGTATAGTTCTAATTTAGGCAAATAGTATTCTCCCTAGTCTTCAACTTCTGGTTTGTAGTTCTTATTAACAAATGGAGAATTCTAATCTACCTCTGAAAAGTAAATAGATGGCTGTTCTTTAAGTATATATTTTTCTTTCACTGGAACAACTGTTGTAAGATAAGATTTAGGATATATATTACCTTGACTATCTCTATTACAATGTGTCATTTCAAATTCTGCTAAAGTTCCATTAGCAATGGCATCAGCTCTAAGTTTATAAAATAATTTAGATGGTATTACTTTAGCTATATCATTGAATTTTAATCCAGTAGTTTTCTTTTTACCGTTTCTTTTTCTTATCTTATATAAATCTACATCTATTTTATCTAATTCTGCTTGAGCAACTCCTGGTATTAATTTTTCAATTTCGTGTGTCTTATCATCTCTAAATTGTTTAAGTATGGCTCTTTTTCTTTCTTGTAACTATTCATATAGCTTTTTATCCGATTCGTTATTTATTTCAGATCTTTCTACTTTAGCTAAATCGTCATAGAACTCTTGAGTATATTCATCTCTAGTATTATACTGTAACCATCTTTGATACTAAGCTTCTGTTAAACTTGCTTTTTTTTCAGCCTTAATTTTATCAAATAATGCTTTATTTGATTTTAAAACCATACCTTTAGACAACTTATCATTTAATGCAGCTAGTTCTACAGCTATTTCATATTCTTCACCTTGCTTTAATTTTCCATCTATACCGTATATACTAGCTAACTATTTTTTTTCTAAATATAAATCCTTTAGTTTACTTTGATTTTCTTCTGACAACTTACTTGTGTCATAGAATCCATTAGCGTCTTTTACAGTATCTAGTAGTTTGTGTATTTTGATTTGTACTAATTCTCTAGCATCAGCGGCTAAAGGCGATAGATTGTTAAATAGTTCATAGTATTCGGGAGTATATTTTCTTTCACAATGTTCCGATAACCATTTGTTTTTTCTTTTATTGTACTCTGTACGTATAGTTGGATTTACAGAACGTAAATCATCTACATCTAACATGCCTAAATCACTTCTGAGCTACTTTAAGAATTGTTTATAGTCATTATTAAATCTACCGTAGTTTCTTTTTCTGACTAGATATCCAGTAGGTAAACCATTTTCATCAAGCTCTACTAATTTCTTTTGATTAAAAGTTCCAGCTTTTTTTAATAATGTTGTCAATTTATTATACTTTTCAAATGTGGCTCTATGTACTGCAAATTCTGCGTTTTGAGTTATATGAAATAATGCTCTAATTGCTTCATCATTGATTTTATCTCCAGCACCTACCCAAGCAGTAATAGCTAATATATCTTTTCCAACAGTTTCTTGATGTTCTTGTATATAATTTTCTATAGTTGGACTATTAACAGATATACCAATTCTTCTAATTTCTTCAGCAGACTACTTAGTAATCATATTATTAACGTTGTTAGCTCCTACATTTAGAATAGTCTGCATTCTTTTTGCTTCCTTTAATAAATTTCTATATAGATTTTCTCCAACTATATATTTATATTCTTCTGTAGCAGATAAAGTATTAACACATTCATCTAACATAGGACAATAAAAATTAAAGAAGTCCTATTTTAAATCTAGTAACTACTTTAACGTCATTTTGTCCTATACGCCATTTACTACATCTCTAATTTGTCTTATAGTAGACACTATATCGTATTTGGTACTATATATAAAATTAGTTATATTCTAAATCCTATCTATAGTTCTATTCTCTAATTCAGATATCTACAATGTCAATGCTGCTTTAAATTCATCAGTAGCATTAGTATCTTTTTTATTCAGAGTATATAATCTAGCTTTAAGTCCGTCATGTATCTTTTGTATTACTTTTTCTAATTCTTTTTCAAGATTCTCTTTAGTAGCATAGTCGTATTTATCAAAATACTATCTATAAGCTTCTATATACTCTTGTACATCCTGTTGATATCGCTTGTCCAAACTATCAGCCAAGTAATACTACAAAGATTCATCTAACTACGAACCTTCTAGTCTACTATCAGAAGTAGAAAAAGAACCAGTATTATTTACAGATTTAATTTTAGATGGATTTAGTTCTGTTAATTCTTTAGTTGAACTATATTCTGGATCAGAAATAAACACCATATCTTCATTAAACTTTGTAATAATAGGTTCATTATTTTCATCTACAGCTTTAGATCCTTCAAACCATGCATTAAACGTCTCTGTAAAGGTCTTAGCTCTTCCTTTTATAGCAGATGCTCTGTCTCCATTATAATACTACAGTAAGTCTGAAAATAGCTTAGATGGCTTACCATCTTTTGTCTAATCAATAGGATTACCATTGTTTTCATTCCAGATATGGTAGGCGCCAATTTCGCCTACCAATTCTTTTAATTCATTAAATTCTTTTAGGACATTTTTGTCACTAAAATTTGGACATATAATCATAATTATTTACCTTTACAGTTTTTATAAGCTTCATCGTTAAATTTCATATCTTGAACAGTATCAGTCCCAGTATTCATATCTGTAATTATATCTTGTACCTATTCATACTGAGTAATACCAGCATTTAATATAGAATCAAAGTATGGACTTTCTCCAAACACATCATCAGTTATTTCTGTAAAATTCAATACATCGTCACTTATTATAGTCTAAGTTCCATCTTCCATATCTACTTGCATATCTGATAACGTAACAGAATCATCTTGTCCTACCGTTATTGTAGAAATTTGTTCGTCTACTTCTCCATAAGTAGTAGAAGACTAAGTATCTTCTGTATTATGTATTTCATTAGATGCTTCTAAATCTGAACCTACTGTTGTAATTTCTGGTTCTTCAAAGCTAACTGTTTCTTGTTTTTCTACAGTATTAATTACTATAGCATCTGAAGATTCATACACTAAAGTGGTATGATTTTTATTTGTCACAGGTTCAAAAAATTTCTAGACTAATTGTTCTATTTGCCCATTGTTCCAAATAGCTTCTTTAGGTAAAGCGTTTTCTTCAAATGCAGATTGTTCCCCAGATTGTTTTTGATATTCATAGTACACTTTTCTATCATCTTTTGTACCAAGTGCAGGTATAATTTTATATACAGATTGTTTTGTATTTTTTACTGGATCACCATTTTCATCAGTTTGATATACTGTTGCTACTTTCTGATACAATATATAACTATTGATGTCATTAGGATTAAGTTGAATCTTAATAAATGGTTGATTAGCTCTCCAACTACTAAATACTGCTGGCATTGGTTTAGAATCAGGCTTTATTTGAACTAATGTACCATATTTATTATCGTAATTACTTAATTGATACGGCTTAACTATCTTATCGTTTCTATAAGCATTTCTAGCTATTTCTGTAAATAACTCTGTAAAGTTATTATTCTGCATGTTTTCAGAATTAAAACCAAAATAATCCATACCTACTAATTTATCATTATTAAGTATTTCTATAGCAGCTTTAATTGCATCTGAATAACCTTTTTGTTTCTTCCAAGCAGTAGTTATTACATCGAAGAATGAATCAGTACTTCTATTATCGAAACTAGTTAAGTAAGCATACACACCTAATCTATTAGCAAACTTTCTTATACTTTCATCTTCACAGTCTAGTAGATCTTGATATGCTGACAGTAATCTGTTTTCATAAGTAGCAGTATTAGTTAAAGCATTATCTGCTGTTACTATTCTATCGTATTTCTAGTTAGTACCATCAGATGCATATTCTTGTAGATAGTTAAGTAACTCATTCTTAATATGACCATTGAACGCAATTGCTGGTAAATCATTACGTTTTCTTAAATCATTTTTAATCTAAGTTAACCTTTTAGCCATACTTTTAGGTCCTCTTAACATATTAAGGAACTTCTTATCACTAATATTAAAGTCCTCAACTGCATTTACTACAGCTTTAGTTCTTAGTGAAGTAGTTAAGATTTTTGATAATTCAGCTACAGTATTTTTATCTGAAGAATTACCTAAAAAGAAGTCACACGCAGCATTAAATATTGTCTTATATCCTTTTGTAGCTTCTATAATTTGACCGCTTAATAATATTCTAGGAGTATTTATGCCAGCGTCTAGTTTCTACTTAAGGAATGTAGAAGATAAGTAATAGTTTATAGGTTTTTCTATGTTATCAGCTCCATTTATATAGAACCTACTTTGATAATTATCTATATATCTATTTAATCTACGTTTGAAATTTAACTGTAATGGTAAAGTATTACCAAATTTCTTAGTATCAATCTATGATAATTGAACTAAATTTGATAAAACTTCTGTATCTGAAGACAAATCTTGATAAGCTCTAATAGATATGACTTGTTGATATAATCCATTGACTTCTTTTGGTTTTTTTAACGCTTCAGATGCTACTTTCTTATCAAACACATCATTATAATTGACCTCAACAGCATCATATCCATCTATAGATGGAAGTGAATATTCACTAGCTAAACTATTATAATACTATGCATATTTTGCTTTATTAGAGTCACTATCATCTAATGATATAATCGCTTCTCTCAAAGAAGTCATATATTCTTTAGCTATAGATTTAAGTTTATCTCTTTCAGTTATTCCTTTTTCTGCACCTATTATACCTTTACTTTCTAACATTTCTTTAGTAAACCTACGCAATGCAGGTTGTGCTAAGAAGTAGAAAGTATTCTCACCTTTACCACCTCTAATGAGTAGAGAAGTCATATTATAAGTAATAGAGTTTACGTTCAAAGCCATAATATATGGGTCTTTCGCAACGTCCACGTGGGCGTTAATCAATGCTGATAACCAGTCCATAATACGTTGATCATCTTCTCCATATACCTAATCTAACTGACCTAAGTTATATCTATTAGCATTAGAATAATTGATACATAGGTGAGTAAATTGAGTTAACGCATGATTAGTAGAGTTAAGTGCAAATGGAGCAATACCAGCTTTACCACCAGTATACTCTGTCTTTCTAGAAAGCTAGAAAGAAGGAGCTAATTCATACATAGGATTTACTTCTACAGTATTTTTTGGTTGAACTATTGGAAGAATCTGCTTTTGAAGAATCTTTGTTAATGTATCAATAGAAGCTCTAGTTTCAGCAATATTAGTAAAGTCAGTCAGTACTAATGAGTAATTATCTAGCAACTTATTAACATAACCTTGTTCCGATTTTTCGTCTGAACTTACTCTTTTACCATCTTTATATGTATATGTAGCTAGATAAAGTTTATCAACCGTTTACACCCCTGCTTTCGCAGTATTTAAAGGGACTAGACTATATCTTCACCTTGATTGGTGCTCCCCATTTCGCATTTAAGCTACTCTACTCGCTTCTTCACCTTTTTATGGGTTATGCTTTCGATAGTCGTTGAACCTTGTTACTATTGTAACCTTGGCTGCTGATTGCCCAATCTTTGAGATTTTTACACTTTGGTACTCAAAGCTCTAAGGGTTTTCCAGCAATTAAGGGAGTTTTACTTCAACTATGTTTAGTTAATCGAAGTCAGAACCAGTCATAGCTGTAAATTCTTCCGGAACTATGATTGTATCACCAATAGTAGTTGGCATAATATCAGCTACTTGGAATGAGAACATGGAAGACAAACCCTGTGTAGGAATACGATATCCTATACCATAAGGTTTAGATTCTACTTCTACACCGTCTACCATTCTACTACCTATTATACCATTATCAATTAACCATTTGCGTTTACTATAAAAACTTGCATTTTTAAGTTCTTCTGGTAATATATCTCTAAAGAAGTTTTCACTAAGTATAACTTGCATATGACCTTCCTTAGCTAAGAATTTTAATTTCTTTCCTTGATTAAAAGCCGAACCTAATTCTGCATCAGTTTTTACACTTCTACCAACAGCTTCATATGCAAATGAAGACATCTGAATAGCAGAACCACCAGGAGTATTTACATCTACTACTGCTTTATTGACAAAAGAAGTTATCTTAGTTTGAATCCAATCTCTAATACTTTGAGCTTCAATTGGTACTATAATATTTCCATTTTCATCAACTGTTAAATTGGCAATTATTTCAGCAGACATACCTGAATTTGTAGCCTATCTCTAAAGATAATTTACTATTTTGCGATTATCTACTTTGCCATTAGTAAAGAACTCTTTTTTTATTTTGTTCTAACCTATTCTGGAGAGTGAATTAATAGCATCCATAATATTCTTCTTAATTTCAGAACCTTTTACAGCTAATCCTTTATTTTCTCCATAAGTACGAGTATCTACTACATTAGCAAAACCAATTTTAACAGCTTGTGTACCAAATGATCTTTCAAGGTGTTCGTGTGGATCAGTATTTAGCTACAATCTAATTTGAGTTAGATCCTAAGTATATGTTGCTAATCCTTTACCAGAAACACCATCCACATCACTATTAGATGTTAATTCAGATAAGTTTACTTTACCATCTTTATAGAATGATAACTTCTTTCTACCACCAACTTTAATAGCTGATTCAAATGCTACCATATCTATATAACCTTTACTAGCATCATTCATACGATCGTATAAATATTTATTATCAGCTTTAGCAAAAGTCTTAAATAGCGGGAACAAAGCCATCTTATCGAACGTATTTACATTCATACCAAGAGTCTAATCAAAGTGATCACCAAAGTAAACCATTTTAAGAGGTTGTGTAATAGCTTTAATTGCTTTTTGATACTTCTCAGTATCACTCAACCAGCTATCATCAGACTCCATAATATTATAAGCTTCTTCGATTTCAGGACTCCATTCTCCTAAAGACTTCATCAATCTCTTATAGAACTCTGGTCTGATGTAAACAGCAGCATCTGCTTGATTAATTTCTCCGTCAGCATATGGTTTAGCGCTATTTTTAGCTTGTTGTTCAATAAACTTAATAGCATCTGGATTCTTTTTACGTAATCTACCTAATGTACTTTCTATAGCATGATCGTCCTTAACGGCATTTAATGCTTGCTAATCAGTAACACCAAACTCTTTTTGGAACATATCCTTTATTAAGGATTTTCTAAACATACTATATAATGTATCATATACTGTAGATCCTATTTCATTGTCTGATAACTATAATACTTGGAATTTAGAATCACTTCTATCTTCCTAATCCTTAGTATCTCCCCATTTAGTTCTCAAGTTTGTTCCAGTAGACAATACTGAAGATAGACGTTTAATTTTATCTACATCTCTACCAGTTATCATATAATAAGCAGAATAACTTGATTTATCTCCATCTGGGTCATGTTTATCTATCCAAGCTTCTAATGTTCTTTCATCTGATATAACAGGCACAAATGAATCATCATTGGGCTTATATACCATAAGTTCTTTTTGCCATTTATATAATGCTGGATCTCCAGTAAAACATTTCTCTATTTCTATAGTAGATATAGCACTGTTGATAGCGTGTGAAGCTATAATAGAATATATCACATCTGTTCCCTTATCTCTGCTATCGGTTTTAGAACTTATCTTTTCAAATTCTTCTACAAAGTTTATAGGTATATATTTATTACTTAAGTCTTCACCTATCACACCTAGTTCTATAGCTTTTGATATTTCATTATTTACATAATCTACTAACAAATCATTGATAGCTTCCTTAATTACAGTATCGTTATCTAATGCCTATTTGATTACATTAAGAATATCTTGTATAGATTGTGAGTCATTAGAATATTCTGCTTTAGCTAGAATTTCATTTAAATTATAAGTATCACCATTAATGGTTATCTTATTAAAATATCTAAATCTTCCACCATTACCATCAGCGTATTTACCTTTTTTACTACCATAGTAATTACCAACAGATAGATTGGGATTATCTATAACACTTTGTTTAGTAGCAAAATACTTCTATATAGCATTATATTCATCTCTTAAATATCCTTTAAATATATTTAAAGTTCTATCTGAGAATCTTCTCTTTTGATCCTAAAATATAACTCTAGTTATATCTCCGTTTTCATTGTATTCGTAATCAGTGATAGCTGTAGATGGTAAGAAATCCTTGACCATTTGAATACCACTTATAGTGTGCCATGTCTTTTTATCAGACATAGTAGGACAAAATAAGTGATTATTAAATCCAAATGTCATTTTAGATAAGTAATCCTCTATAGGAGATATACCAAAGTAATCACGATTAGTGTTTTGCAGATTCTCTTCTAAGTTTAGATAAGTATTTAATTTAATTAAATCAGCATTACTGTTTATAGATTGTAATAACAAAGAATTTGCAGAGTAAGGATTTTTGCCTAATGATTCTCTTTTACCGTTCAAATTATATTTCAACCATCTTATTTGGTCTGACATATAGTTATTCTCTGTAATAGGATATACTAGATTACCATCTGCTCCAGTAACACTAAATTCTTCTGGAGATGGGTGTGTTCTACCCCAAGCTATAGCCATTAGATTTATCTAAGCATCTGGTTTTCTACTAGTAAATATTCTATCAAATGTTCTAGCAGTTTCTCCACTTCTGGATTTTATACTACTTGTACCTCTAATTGCAGCTATGTTAATATTATTTAATATACTTTTAGTTAAAGAAGTACTAGCATTTGCAGATCTCCAGAAATTCTCAAATGATTGCATGTTAGGCTAACCAGTTCCATTAGTAAGTAAATAGTCTAATGCTAAATCGTCCATATTAATAGATAGATTGTTACACATATCTATAAAGCTAGATCTAACTTTAACATAATCATCCAAAGTTTTATCTTTCTTTTTTAATACATTATCTATAAATATTTTATGTTTCCATACAGCAGAGTGAAATTTATCTTGATTTATAGTTCTAGTACCATCTTCATTAACATCAATTAAATCTGACAAGAAGAACTATTGTGACCATTTCTTTGGTAATCTACTTATCTTTCTATATACATCAGAATTCTGAATTCTCCATTTTAATTTATTAGAATATTCTTGTGTAGCATATTCTATTTGTTCATCAGATCCTCTCTGTGCAAAAGGTATCTGCTTTCTTTCTACAATTATTGCAGTTAAACTATTTTTTGCACTTTTAACTGTATTTAATATTTGAGTCTAAGTGACCTCATCAATAGGATCATCTTTTGAAGTTAACTTATTATATACAGTCATAAAGAATGGATCTACTTTACCAAGATTATAACATTTATCTACTAAGTCTAAATAACTTTCAACGTTCCATAGATTCTCTAATATCTTATTCCACACAACATTGAAATCTTCAGATCTAGTAGTCATCAACAAGTCATCTTCCTCTTCTACTAAGTATTTATTACCTGTTTCTGGATCAAATTCGTATTTAGTTTTAGGAATAGAATAAAAGAATAGTTTCGCTTTGAAAGCTACATTGGCTTTTTTACTTATTGTATAACTTTCTTTATCCCAAGTATTATCAGGGTTATCCCCAAGTTCTCTTTCTTCTCTTTCTTGTTCTTCTGATTCTTCAGTATTCTTTTTAATAATACTAAAGTTTCTTAAGTAATCATCTATTTGTTTCTTAAATACTTCTTTATTATTGATTACATCTTTGATAAGTTGTTCTTGAGATTCATCATACATTCCTAACTCTAAGTTAGTAGTTAGAATATCATCAAATATATCATTAATCTTCTTAGGTAAACTTTGTAAATCTTCAATGCTACTAATATTAAATGTATCCATTACTGTAGCATTTAAAGAATCTACTACAGCATAAAAAGTTGTAGCATCAGCTATAGAAGCCATTTTCTTCAATTCTTTGTCTTCTACTCCTGGAACGTAATAATATAGCTATCCACCAAATCTCTTTTCAAAATCTTCTAATGTTGACTTTGAAGGCTTATATTTAGAAAATTCTCCTTTGCGTATTTTGTTAAATAAGGTTCTTACCAAATCTCCATTACGAGTAAAGCCTAACACTTTCAATAACGTATTGAATACTTTTTTAATTCTGTACATTAACGATGGTCTCTACTCATTGAGCATATATTTACGGAATTCTTCAGCAAGAGCCTCTTCTACTTCTTGTTTAGAAGCGTCTTTCAAATATGGATATTGTTTTACGTAGTCTTGATATACTTGTTCTCTAAGTTTATCATTTATTAATAACTAACTTACATAGTGGAATCCTTCATGGAATTCTACTCCTTGCCCAGATTGTTCTGATAAGAATATTCTAGCTGCTGTATCACCACTAAGTCTATCCATACATACTTTTAAAGCACCGTATACTTGTGGAGCATTAGCCATTCTAAATACTGCTTCTGAAGTTACAACATCTGATTTGTCAATGCCTAGTTTATCTTGTAGCCATTGTCTAGCTTCATCTACATTTAATTTACCTTCACCTTTTACTTGTGAAGTTAACCCTCTTTTCGCTAATCTCTGAGCAGCTTGCAGTTTACCATTTCTACGAATTACTTGCCATTTACCGGTTTTATATTTATATTGAGGAGAATTAGCTTTCATCCAATCTTTAATCTATTCTTCAGACCAATTCTCATTAGTAGAAACATATTCTATTTGAGATGTAGGTTCAGTTTTTTTTGACTAAATATTGGTATGAGCAGTTTGTTGCAAAATATCTGATAACGCCCTTGCTTGGCTTACTCTCGTATTAGCAAACCGGTCAGTAAGAGTCTTACCTGCTGACTTGGCTCTAAGCTCATCCATTAACTCAGGGTTTTGTCTTGCCCATTCTTGCCATAGTGGTAAATAGTCTTTAGTATAATAGAAATCTTCAAGCTCTTCTCTTGATAGATTGAACTTTCCAGTATCTACCCATTCCTTACTAAATACTATATTAGCAGGGATAGAACCAGCTTTCAGGAACATATCTATCATTTCTAACCCCGTATAGCCATTAAGAGATGCCTTATCAGTGTTTCTGTAGGCTACCTTAAATTGTTTATCAGGATTTTGCCTTGCAGTTTCATAGAGTTTCTTAATGTTTTCAATAATCTGTTCAATAGATATACTTCTAAGGCCGTTATTCTTCTTTACTTTAAGGTCTTTAGTAGGTAAAGCATAGGCATTACCTTGCAGCCCCTCTCCTTGACCATAGATAGCGCCAAATTGTTTTCTTGCAACCTTAGCAGCTCCAGCACCATGCCTACCTTCAGGATTACTTCCAAATACAAATATAGTATCAGCATCTGGGGTAATATTTCCAGTATAACTACTTACTGAAGTTCTATACAATTTAGAGCCTTTAGAGGGAGCCTGACCTTTTCTACTCTTCTTAATGACAGACTGATATACAGCTTCAATGGTCATTCCTGATACATCTACACCGTCTATAATAGTACCTTGCTTAAACTTAGCGTTTAAAGCGCTAAATCTACCATCACCTTTAGTGGAAACTTCGTAACCGTTATTAGAATATCTAGCCCAATTAGTTACTTGTACTGGTTTGTTAGACTAAACTTCTTCAATGGGTGTAGATTGATTTGTTAGTTCTGTTTCAGTAACTTGTGGTATAGCTACTCCATCTGTATATATGAAAGGAGCTCTATATATAGTATCGCCTAAATCTGTTTCAATTTTACCAGTGTTAATTAACCAAGTAAGTAAAGACACTGGTCCTTTATCAGTACCTATTCCTAAGTCTTCTCTAGTAAAAGCTAATTGCTCTAAACCTGCTATCTTAAATTGTTTAGCATTTGGATACTATTTAAAGTAAGAAGTAGCTAGTCTAACAATACTATCTGGTATAGGTTCCAATAAAGCATACTTATCTGTATTCCAATGCAGATCTTTAGCTATTTTTCTTATAGCTAATTTATGTTGAGATTCTGAAGCTCTACTAGGATCAAATTCTACTTTTATGTATTTACCATTAGAATTTCTTACAGCAAATTGTACATGTGTGTTACCTTCTTCAGACTAGTAATAGAGCATTTTATCCATTAAGAATGGATATTTTTGTCCTATTTCTTCACTTATTAGAGTTTTTGGTCCATTATTAACAATTATATTAAGTACATCTTGCTCAGCTCCGCCAAGTTTTACTTTACCGATCAATAACTTATATGCTAATTCAGCTAAAGAATTTACTTTACCATCTTTACCTAATTCAACATCATCTCCATAAATATCGTAATCTAATTTATGTACAGACAATTGAATAGGGGCTATTGAACCATTAGGTGTCTATTCTACTTTAGGGAATAGATACAATGCTCCAGATCTACCTGTACCTTTACCAGCTAGTTCGTCATTAGATCCTAATTTACGAATAACAAAAGGTTCAGTAACAAAATCTTCTACAGCACCAGTACCATAACCAATCTGTAATTCCTTTACTTGCTAATCTAGTTTTCTTACATCGTTTTGTTCTAATCCTAGATCATTAACTTCAGTAAGTTTACGCCTTATTGGAGCATCTTCTGGAGATTTTTGATTATTGAATTCTCCATTACTTATTCTTAATTTAGCTGGTTTAACAGACTTTATAATAGTCGTAGGTATAGTTTTATTACTACCAAGGTAAGAATTTACTATCTGTTGCCTAATTTCTATTAACTTTTCTTTCTGCTTTTGTAACTATTGAACTTGTTCAGAATTATAATTACCAGATGCTATTTCTTTATCTACATAATCTGGAATTCTTAGAGAAGCTATCATTACTCCATCAGTATCTTCTAATACTAAGTGAATAGCTTGCATATATGGAGAAGTGTCTCCGTATCTATGGTTAGTTACTATATAATAAGCATTTACAGAATTTATCCAACCGTTCTTTAAAAGTCTTTTAGATAATTCTTTTCCTGGTAATACAGGTATTACTTCTCCTTTACTATTAGTAAAAGTAATAGGTTTACCATTCACAGTAATATTCATTGGAGATGTATCATTTGGTCGGAAGAAAAACGTGTTAGAAACATGTTTTACTTTCTATACCTTTCTATTACTCAATGCATCAGAGTTATTAGTAACAGTTTCAGGTTTCATATTAGCGTAGCCAGTTTCTCCATATACTTCAGTAGAAGTATCTTCTAGCATTTGAGCTTCTGCTGCCAATACTTCATCAGATATAAAAGTAGTTCCACCATTTACATATATACCTCCATCAACTATAGTTATAGTAGGAGCATCCTGAGCAGGCTTGCTGTCTTCTACTTGAGTTGGAGTTGGTGGTACTGGATTACTTTTATCTTTTGTATTAGTGTTCTGTTCTTCATTTGCTTCTTGAGCATCTGTAGCTACAGCAATTTCTGGTACTTCTTCAGATGTTTGTTCACTAACACCAGATACTTCATCAGGATTCTATAAAGTTCTGTTACGTATATCTTCCTATTCTAGCTCTTGTGGAGAAGGTGTGCTATCTTCTACGTGACTAACATCGTCTACAATTACATCAACTTTTTCTTCTCTGGCTATAATATCCTGTACTTCTCTTTCAGGCTATTGTATCTATTCTTCTATAACTCTTTCTACTAGAACATCTTCGCTACTAGGTTCTATTTCTAACTATCTACCTTTTTGATTTAGTAAAGCTTGCTCTTCTTCTCTAAGAATTTCATCTACATCTGTAGACATGGATTCAGGTACTACAGGTTTTACTGTTTCTGTTTTAGTTTCTTGTACTACAGGCTGTTGTTGTACTCCTTCTTGTATTGGAGTTTCTGGTTTAACTTCTACTTTTTCTTGTTTCTTAGTAGTATCTTCAATAGCAGCTGCTGGATTTTCTATTACTCCCTCTTCTGGTAGTACTTCACCAGCTTCCTCTTTTTCTTTTCTAGCAACTTTTTCCTATCTAACTGATTTACTTAGATGTTCAGCAAATAACGAATTGGCTACAATTCTAGACGCACGTTCCTGATCAGCTAATTCTAGTAAATCATTATACTTCATCTGAGCTTGTTGATTATACTTAGATATAATAGATTTTCTACTAGGTTGAGGTTTACCTTCTCTTAGTGCTTTATCTGTATATTCTTGTATAATATTATCCTATTGCTCTTCAGATAAATCTTTGAACAAATATCCTTTGATATCCTAATATGATTCTACTTTAAGTTTACCAGTAATATAAGCTGTGGCTTGATCTCTCAATCTATCTCTTACAGCTTTATTCATTACAAACGCTGTTACATAATTCTTTATCTATTCAGCATTTACTGGATCTTGAGCCTAATCTAAATTTTGTATGCCGTATGTACTTACTATTTGTTGAACGTTTCTTTCTATTCTTTCTTTTTCTCTTTTAATGTAGTTTCTCATATTATTTATATTTCTGAGATCTACATCTAAACCAGTATCCTCTGATAACTGTTGTAAAGTTTTAGTTCTATTAGTAAGAGCTTTATACAAATCTGTTATAGCTTGATTCTATAATTTTAGATAAGTAATATCATATACAGCATTTGAATATTCATCAAAAGTAGGTAAAGTAGATAAAAAATCTTGTTCTATTTCGTCTGCATATTCTGGAGTAGCGTTCATTTTGTATTGATAATCTTCATCAGACTATCTTTTACTTTCAACAAATGCATCATAAGATTCTCTAGCTTTTTGTAGGAATACATCATCTTTATTAGTTTTACCTTGCTCTATTATCTTTTCTAACTCTTTGGCTACATCGTTAGTTGATTGCTCTGCCTCATTCAATCTATCTTTAATATGTAGATAGTTCTTAACTATTTTTCTATGCTCAGAGCTGCCTCTCTTAATACCTAAATCTTTTAAATTTTCATCAATAGATTTATTACGATATTCAGCCCACAGATTAGTAGCTAGATTTTTGTCTTCATCTATCATTTCATCTGTTACTCCAGGCTGTTTCAATTTTTTAGCAGACTCTAAATAATCTGTAACATAATTAATATCTTTACCAGCTTGTAAAGCATCGAGGAAGACATCCATTTTGTTATCCTGTTCAGCATTACTATATCCTTTAGCAATAAGTTTTTGTACTTCTTTATCTGAAGCATACTGTCTTACTGCATTTTTCAATTGTACTGCATTACCGGCAAATGGCATTACTAAACCTATGAATCCACCAATATCCATCGCCTTCTTTAATTCATCATCTGTATTTAGATAATTATCGTTTGATAAACCAAAGTAAGCAAGATTGGCTTCATACCCAAGAAGACCAGCGTTGTATGCAGCAGATATAGGATTTATTCCTTTGTCTTTTAAATAGTCGTATTCTCCTCTTTGATATCTACTACCAACTACAGATTGAACACCTTCTTCACCACGTTCAGATACAAAATTAATAGCATTAGCTTTAGCGAATTTACCAATGTTTTCTAATAAATGTTTCCTAGTAATATTTTGTCCAGGTCTAGACGCTTTGTTCAGAATATTTTCCACCCCTCTGTCAATAGCTTTACCCAAACCAATCTGGTCTACTACACTTGGTATTTCATCTAAAGGTCTTTCTATACCTCTAGCTTTTGCTAATGCTTTACTAGCCTAATTCCATAATATTTTTCCTCCATAGGAAAACGGCATACTTTGTAAATAATCTGAATAACTTAAAGCGTCATTCACATCTCTAACCATTTGTAAGCCATCAAAAGCATCGTTTCTGATTTCTTCAAAATCTTTTTGATCTGTAGTCAGACCTTGAGCTAAACCAGCTTGTAGTTTTTCATTTTCGTCCATCTAATCTACAGGATAACCTAACTCACCCAATCTAGGCTCCCAAGATTCTAATACTCTATTTACATCTGTCTTATTATCGTTAGCACTTTGTAATACTCTTTGCTGATAGTTATCAAATACTTCACTAGCTGTTTCAGATTGCCTGTAATATTTAGCTAACCAAAGATTAAAAGCTGATTCTCCTAAAGCGATTGCTGTAGCTGCTTGACCAATACCTGGAACAGCAGTTATAGCACCTCTAACAGCTAGACTTCTAGCTGCTTTATTAGCTAATATTGAAGTTCCTGTTTGTAAGAACATCATTTCTATTTCAGACAAAGAACTACCAATATGACCTAGATTATAAAACCAAGATTTAGGATCAGTAATAGATAACTCAGATTCATTTACTCTCTGCTCAAATTCTTTAGTAAGAGCAGTAGGATCGTACAACCAATTACCTTTCTTTAAAGTATTCTATCTTTTTACTATCTTAGCTGTTTTATCTTCGTATTCATCATTAGCATCAGATAATACTTTCTAAATAGCGTCTAATCTTTCTTTATCAGACATTTGTTGCTATTTATTGTTCCATAAGAAATCTTGTTCTTCCTAGTTTAATGCGTTATCTTCTAACGCTGTAGCTATATTATCTAGCGGATTTACGTTGAATATATTATTATCTTTAAAGTCATTTAGCAAAGCTTTAAAGTTTATAACTATACTACCATTTACATTCGTAGGATCTGTATCGTAGAATAAATCTCTTAAGTACGGATTAGATTTGGCATACTCTTTTATATTAGGTTCTAACTAATTGACAGTTTGTACTGCTATTTTCTATTCATCTGTAAGTATATTATTAGAGATATTATCTACAATAGACTTAGCTTCTAAATAGTTTTGAGCTTCCTATATCTGTGGTATCCATTTAGATTCTGTTTCCATTAAATTGTCTTGTAATTTAGACAATCCAACACTAAGTCTTTCTTTTTGTATATACTGATATAATGGATTAGCATTATCTAATACATTATCTTCAGCTAAAGATCTTTTATTATCTTTAGCTTCTTCTACTACTGGCACTTCTTGTTCTGTAGTAAATTCATTTATCCCATATGACTATGGTAGTTGCGATATATCAAACCCTTCGCTGTACGGAGTCATAGCTTCCCTCACTAGCTATTGTCCTAGTGAGGGGGAATTCAAATTAAATTTATTTTTTTTAGCCATTTTTATGTAATTTTATTATTCTTCTTCTCCGGCAGAATAACCAATGCCGTAAGCTTCTTGTTGTGTACTTGGATATAGTTCAGATCTAAATTGTTCTGACATTGATAACTTCCAAGCTTGCTGGTCCAAGTATTCAGCGTTTAATTTATCTTGTGGATCTGGAAGTTTGTTTAATAATTCTATTTGCCAATATACGTCTTCAGATGGATTACTATAAGATACTTTACCGTCCATGTTATACTGACTAGTATAAGAAACAGGGTTGTATTTATCATTCTATTTTCTAGCACTTTTATAATTTCTTACTTCGTCTTCGCTCTTTACCTCACCGCTAAAAGTAGTTCTACCTTGCAAATTATAAATCCTCTTAGCTCCAGATATTACCATATCTGCATCAGTTATACCTAACGCATCTAATTGACTTTGTGGTATAGCAACTGTAATTACCTGACTAGAATTTGGTTGTACTTGTCCATTTTTATTTACTGGCAAAGTAAGAATATTACCGACTTGTTGTAATATCACATTAGTAAGCTTACCATTCTTTAAAGCATCTCTAAATTTATTCTTTCCAGATTCTACATGTTTATAACCAGCTATTTCAGATATAACATCTGTAGCTAAATCTAATTGTCTAGGATTAGCTATTACTCTATATTTACCTAATGGAGTAGTAACCGTTTCAGATGTAACACCTGGTATAGTAGTTTGTAACAAATCATTTACAGAAGCAATAGGAGATGGAGCTGCAAATCTATTCAAAATATCATTAGTAGCGTTTGATAAATCTATATTAGTTAATTTACCATCTGTAGCATATTCTTTAAATATTTCATTAAACAGTTTATTTGGTGTGTAACTATTAGATTCATTATATATTTTTCGTAATTGTTCCTTAAATATATTTGCAGATAGAGTATCATTTGATTCGACAGCTTTATTATATTGATCAGTTAAAGAATTTATCTGATCTCTATATTTATTAGCTATGTAAGCTTGAGTTCCTAATTTAAATGCATCTCCACCAGTAGTTGCAATAGATTCTGTCAATCTAAAGGGTTTTTGAGCAGTTTGTTGTCCTATTCTAGCTCTCTTCAATCTATCTTCTTCGTATATCTTAGATAAAGGATTAAGTTCTCTATCTTTATATGCAAATTCTCTACCAGCTCTATATATACGATCAGCAAATAAAGCCTTAGCTCGTTTTGGAGTATATCCTTGCTGTATTAATACTTGTATATGTTTCTGTGCTTCAGGAGTGTTATATATAGCAGAAATATTGTTAGCTATTTCTTCATTTGTTCTTTCAGATGAAACTCCTCTCCAATCATAAGCACCTTCTTGTCTAATAAATCCAGGCTTTAGATTATCAACATAAGGTTTTACTAAATCTACTTCTGACTTATAAGCTAATGGAGCAACATCATTAAATACTCCACTATCTAAAGTATTATAATTAGCAAAATCAACTTCATGCCATAAAGGATTATACTTACCAGACAGCATAAGTTGTTGATTTACTTTCTATCTCTAAAGTAATCCTTCTCTACTCTGTTGTAACTAACTTAGCTCATTATAAGGTCTAGTATTAATAAACGACTGTATTAAGGATCTGCCTTCTGCTGTTTTAATCAAATCTGGATTAGCTGCTAATTTATTTACTATATCTTGTCCAGCTCCAACTGTTAAATCATACCATCTCTTAGTATCTACAGCTGATGGTGATCTAAACTCTGACCACTTAGTAAACTGATTACCTAAATCCTAATAAGCTTTATCTACTCTTTCGTTATTTGCTTTTCCTATAGCATATAACTGTTCAAATGGTATTGGTGTGTACTAACTAATGTACTCACTTTCTATTGGTTTATCAAATCTATTCGTTGCCATTATCTTTTCAAATTATTATATAATTTAGTTAATTGATCTGATGTCATACCATATTCCAAATAAGGTAACATAGCTTCTAGTACAGCAGAGTCTCTTTTAGTTAAACGTTTATCTCTACTTATCTACTATATCCTTGTAGATAAATCACCAAATCCTTTTCTACGAATATTTCTAGTAGCTGCATCATTCTAAGCTTGTTCTACAGAAGCTAAATGTCTAGCATTAGCATACTGTCGTCCCCATTGATTAGCTATTTGAGCATTGATAAATGCCATTTGATTTTCAGCATTATTCTTAGTAGCATAAGCATTAGCGATAGCTTTGTTCCTATTAACTGCTGACTGTAAACCAAATGCCATATTGGCTCCAGTGTTAGGATTAATATTAGCCATATTGTATCTAGCAATTCTATCACTTAGTGTAGCTTCTCTAAGTATAGGATCTATATTATAATTAGTAGGACCATATACTGGATCATAAGTATATGTTTCTACTCTTTCAGGACTACCTGAGAATATGTTACCAATAGGTCCAGCTAATGCAGCTATGTTATCTATTAGATCTAACCAGTTATTATCACTTGGAGTTTTTGGCTTTTTACTATTTGTACTATATATATTACCTACTGGAAGTTGCCCAGGATTACCAGTATAGTTAAAGTATTTACTACTTCTAGCATTAGCAGTATCTACATTACCAATAGGAGCATTAATGTTATAAGGAATACCTAATCTACTTGCTACTTCAGATGATGGTATATGTCTAGGTCCACTACTTTGATTAGATCTACTATCTACATATGCTTGACCAATCTTATGCCAGTCACCATACTTTCTATCTGTCATTAAAGATCTAGCTTGTTCTACTGTAGGTATAACTCCTTTATTCTTACCTAAGTAAGTAGACATGTCTCCGTATTTACCGCTATAGATATCTTTTACATCTTGGTCTGTGATACTATTGACCCAGTTTAAGTAATCTTGTGTATAGTTATTTTTATCTGAATCCCAGTATTTAAAATCAGACATATTTTTATTATATCCATATGGTTTAATACCTCTAGTACCATCTGCATAAGCAGCAGTATTCTTCTTTATTTTTTTACTTTTCAAAGCTTCTTGCTAATCTAATAATGCCTGATAAGCTATCTGATTATTTCTCTCATTTAGCATCTAACTATTTTCAGCATATATATTATTAGCCTTTTTGTTGCTTTTCTTCATTAACTTCTTTCCCATTTCTGCAAATGTTTTATTTGTTCCTGGAACTTTAATCTTATCACTTAATACTTGAGTTCCAACAGGTACATTTAATAAATTAGAATCTGTAGGTTTACCTTCTTCTGGTATAGATCCTATAGTTCCATCGGGTGTTCTTAACATCTCACCATCATCTAAGTAAGCCATGGTAGATGGTACTACACCACCTTTAGATAAACTTAATTCGTTGTATCCATTTTCTTGATAGTAATCAGCTGCTACCTATTCAGACATTTGTCTAGCCTGAATACCATTTTTAATTCTACCAGCTTTATTACGTATATAACTTTTACTATGACCAAATAGACCAGCTATTCCTGATGGTAATTCATACTCACCAGTCTACTCATTAACAGAACCACCAGAACCTATACTTGAAGTAATACCACCAATAGCTCCACCTATTACTGCTCCCCAAGGTCCACCAATAGATGCACCCATAGCTGCACCAGATCCTATTCCACTTATTACTCCAGCTGCTGTAGGTTTCTTTCCACTAGTAGCATTACCTATCATACTACCTACAGCACCAACTCCTTGTGTAACTACATTCGCTTTATCTACTCCACTCATATTACCCCAGTTTGAAATAGCATCAGCACCGAAAGCATATTGAGGAACTCTTTTTAATTTCTTAGTTTTCATATTATAACATTGAATATCTATAAGTTGTTTTAATATAAGGAAGTTTGAATTCTCTATTATCATTACAATCTAACGTGTAATTACAGATTAAATACTTTCCTCTCATTCTTCCAGCGTAAGACATATTAGTTTGTTCTTGTTGATCTGGATTCTTCTATTTCTCTCTGCTTATAGGGAATCTAAATGTATCTTCTCTTTGTTCTATCTGTCTCCAATCAATAGGTTCTGTTTCCTAATTCTTAGTACTAAAGTGTATATCTGATATTAAAGTAGGTTTTGTTTCATCTCCAACATCTACAAATTCAGCAGAAAACCACTGATTATCAAATACTTTAGTATAGGCAATATCTTTGTTGACTACAAATCTTACATAAGATATTTTTTCTTCTTTAGTAGTACTATTAACATCATACATGTTATGTAAGTAATAGCAATTATTATTCTTAATAGTAACTAATCTAGTAGAGAATGGGAAAAACCAATTTGGATTATGAGTATAGAAAGATGTAAATACATTTAATTGTTCATTAAATATTAAACATCTATCATATATTCTAAACCATACTTCATTGTATTTCTTATCATAAAATGATACAGGGTTTTTCCTAGCATTATCTGGTAGTCTATTTAAATATGTCTGTACTTGTTTTACTTTAGATAATTCGTGAAAATCATTGCTAAGAGAACATATAACATTTTTATCAAAATCGTACCAATATAAAGTAGTTTCAGAATTAGTAATACTCTTATCATTGATAATACTATCTCCATTAAGAGTAACTAAATAATCATATCTAGTAAGTATACCACCAGTACCTAACGTTAATGCTCCAGCATTATTATCAGTAATTAAAGATCTGTCATTTACTGATGCAATACCAACAGCACTATCTTGAAAGAAATATAACTTGTTTTTAAATACTTTAAGATTTGTAATAGGTCCATATGTACTATCAGTATCTAAATAGTTAGCAAATTTAAATTTAGTCCAACTATCTGTTTGTTCATTATTTGTTTTTAATTCTGAACAAGTAATCCTATTCATGCTTTTAACATCATCTTCAGCATATATAGATTTTTGTATATAGTTCTTACTAGTACTAGTATTAGAATATGCAGCATTGTATACATACATTGGAGTTTTCTAAGTATACAAAGTGTTCATTTGACCTGGATCTGTTAGGAAATAAATATTAGCTTCTCCAGTTTGTGCGTCTCCAGAAGATTCTACTATATCTTGTGAATAATGTTCATCATTTCTATAGTATAGATTAATACTAGACTCTAATGGTATATAAGCTCCAACGTATCTCTTAAAACCATTTCTATCATCAGCATCATTTCTAGTAAATAACATAGTATGAGTATAATCTAATACTCCTAAATATGTATCTCCACCAAAACACATTGCTGCATCATAACCTTCCCAAGATGTTTTAACATAAGTATTAGTACTGTTGTATATAGAATAACTTCTACTCATAAAAGTATTACCACCATATTGTGTAGCATTCTTTTTTATATTAACAAATAGTACAGCATTATATCTGTATTTCTTTAATAAAGGAGTAGTACGAATACCTGTAAAATTACCAGAATATACATCTGGTGCACTAATAGCCAAACATACTCCGTGAGGACCAAGAGCTTCATTAGAACCAATACTATAATTTACAAATCCAAATCTATCAATATAGTCTACTATTTGTTTAGCTTCAAATGCTTCCTGATAAGGAGATATATTGGTTGGTTTAGTAACATCTTTTATTGAAAAAGATTGTCGTAAATTTGAATTATCTTTATGAGCATAATTCTTTCCAAAGAACTAATAATATTTACATATACCACCGCTAAGTCTACTATCGTTTTGCTCAAATCCGTCAAATACTCCACCATCTAGTTTGACAGCTGGAGTATCACCATCATAGTCAGAACCTTCTACTACACCACCAAATGGATTTTCAGTTTGATTATTATCATTACGTCCCATTACTTTAGTAAAAGGAATACCTAATCTATAATGTTTGTAATTAGCATCATCGCAATATGTAGCAGAATTAGCACAGTATAACGGAACAATACTCATTCCACTATCAACAATAGAATCTGATTTTTCTTTATTGAAACATATATCTGCACTAACAAAATCAAATATACCATTAGTATCCAATGGATTTATAGCCTATTTTTCTTGCTATACCATTTTATTATCATGTATATGATAATAACCTTGTGCAAATGGAGAAATAGAACCATCTACAAAAGTAGGCATTATAGTAGGTCTTCTATCTATACTACCTAAAGAATATTCAGCTCTATAATCCTCAGTGTTGTTATACCAACCATTAAATCTAATAGTCTTATTTAATAATCCTTGTGTAACTACAGTTCTATCTGCTAATGTTCTATCGCATCTTACTATTTCATAAGCTACCACATCAGTAGGAAGATTCTGTACATAAAACATTATACCTAGCGGATGAGATACTAACTCATAATTACCAGATCCATCTACAGTACCACCAAAAGTAAATGGTTCATATCCTTCAATATCAGCAGAAGGGAATCTAATATCTCCAATCCAATGTACAGGAGAAGGTATATTCTTATTGTTATATAATATTATACCGTATCTATATACTTCATCTCTTTGATGGCTTAGAAAATTAGATACATAGTAAGGATCACAATAGTTCCTTATTCTAGACTTACCATCACTATTAAATGTGTGTACTAATTCTTTTGTTTCTGGACATACTAATTTAATAGTATTATAAGATTTTTTAGATGATGATAAGCTCATACTATATGGTACAAATTTATCACCTTCATCATCAACTACTGGAGTATTATCAGACTCTATCAAATCTGTTATAATAAATCTATAACTTATATTTAAACCTCTACCTCCTCTAATTATTCCATTATCGTCATACCCAAAAGCATATTCATCTACTGAATTATTAGGATATACCATTGAACTATTCATTGGATTAATGCAATCATGTTCTTCTGGTATTACTAAATCTGTTTCTGGACTAGTTAATTCAGCAAATGTTGTAGTTATATCTTGATTACTTATACTAGAATTTAATTTAATAATACCGTTGCTATTACATCTATATGCTCTAGCGTCATAATCTACATCCCAAGTTAATTCTTGTACATTAGAAGCAAATAATCTATTATCCATCTTAGCTATACTTTTAGCATTAAATTCAAATGGAACTAGATCATTAAATTCTTCTATACTTAGTTCGTTAATATAACTGCTACCAACATCATTATAATTAAAAGTTATTACATTCTCTTCAGACTTAGGTAAATCTAATTCATTAACTATGTATATTTTAGGCGTTTGGGTATTGCTAGTATATTGAATACTAATTATTCTTATCTTTTCAAATCTTCCATCGTTAAATAATGTAGCCTACAATAAACAACCCTTATCTGTACTTTCTCCCTATTCATTTCCTTTAAATGTTTTAGATGAATTTGAATTACTAGATGATATAGGTATCATAGGACTTAATGAAGAAGTAGATGTTTCTCCGCCATGTACACTGAATAACTGATAACAATATTGTATCATACCAGCTGGCAAATTACCAGATGTTAACTCAATAAACTTAAAAGGAGCAATAGTAGAACTTGGTAATAAATCGAAGTAAGTATCATCTTCTATGTGATTAGTTTTATCTGTTTTATACTAAGCAGATATATTAATACATTTTATAGAAGAAGTACCATCAGATATATATATCTTGCTTACTTTATCTGACTCATAATTAGTAACTATAGCTACTTTGTTAACTAAGTTCATAACAGCAGATACTACTAAAGTCCAAGTAGGTTTAATACTGTTGAAATCAGTTATAGCCCATACATTATTAATATAAGTACCTTCATACAATTCCATAGTAACTACTATACCACATTCTTCTACTATCTTCTTAGTAGAATTGTACCATCTAGTTACTGCTGTACCAAGTATATTTTCAGATGCTTCAATACCACCTTCGTACTATCTTACATCTTCTATATTCTATAGAATACCTGTAGTACTAGCATTATCTGTAAGTAGTCGAATATTCTCAGCCCATCTATACTAGTTATCAGCTAGCATAGTAATATCACTGTCGATATTCATACCTCCTTGAAATGTATTTACTTGGCTATTTATCTCCATAATCTATTATAATTCTAATTATAAATTTCTTGTCTATCACCAGTAGTACTAAAGAAAGTACGTTCTTCATCTATCTCTGGAACTAATGTATTCCACGTATACTTAATATTAGTCAATTCATCTTGATTAGGCATCAAAGATTCAGCATATGCTTGCTTTCTATAGAAGTTATACGAGTTCTTAGCATCTACCCACAACTATCTGTGTACTTCTCCTTTTATATACTTAATATAAAGAATCTTTTGTGCACAATACCAAAAGCAAGCTTCAAAGTAAGACTATACATCAGGTATCATAGGCATACCATCCTCGTCAGTGTAGATAGCATGATATGAAATTTTTGCATATCCTTCTGGGACATTTGAGATAAGATATCCTGGTTTGACATCATATTGTGGCGTATAACTGAAATTAGTACCATTAAAACTAGTGTGCTGTAATCTACCATTTTTGCTACAAACTGTATAATTATTAATTAATGTGCTAAGTGTCTATCTAGTATTAGTATCTTTATTAAGTATTTCTAATGCGTCTTTATCTTTAGTAAGATTATGAAGGTTCTTTACTAATGGTATTAATACATCATCGTGTATAATCATATTACAACAATCACAGTTATCTTTCTTATCATATACACTGAATGTACCCGTACTCTTCTTCATAGGTATCCAACCACCACAATCACATGTAGAGTAAGCTACGCTATTTAATCTTTCTAAGTCACATGGTAACTTAGCCTAATAACCATTGATAGGTATTACTTCTACTTTGTGATCTAGTTGATTAACTGAACCTATATTCATTAAAGCTTCTCCAATCCATTGACGTATATCTGTAATAGGTATTTCAGTTTCATTTAAACCTAAGTCCGCAATTACTTTAGCAATCACGGCTTTACTACTTGTCATTTTATATATCATGGCTGCTATTCGTAATCGTGAATATTCTATTTAATTATTTGTGCTAGATGTCTTTTATTTGCTCTAGTAAGTACAATCTAATACTTACTTTTATTAGACACTAGCATATCCTATTTATTCCAGTAAAGTCTGTACTTATAGAATCCTGAGTGTTCATTAAGTAAGTAAGTAAGTTTACCTAATTCTTTTGTAGCTTTGTAATCTATTCTAAGACTTCTACCATCTAAATGTTTAGGTTGTTTCTTTACTATTTGTATACTACCCATTCTGTAAGGTAATTTAACTTCTTTACTTTCTTCTAATAACTAATCTCTTAAGTGATAAAAATAGTCTGTTACTATCTTTCTATAAGTAGTATAATCTATATCATATACTGTATCTGGTTCTATACTACTTAAGTAATGATTATAGAATGAAGGTATAGTATAAGATACAGTTTTATTAGCAGATTTATTTAATTCATTCATCGTCTTATACTTCTATTAACATTCTAATTCATCACATTCTAAGTGTCATCTTTACTATCATTAGTAGTATCAGATACTTGCTATCTCATAGTTAAGAAATCTTTAGTAAAGATCAATTGCTTAACTGTACCCCACATGTAAGCTGGCAAAGGATACTCATCCTTATCGGGATTATAGCATAATTTATCTTCTGTTGGATCTTCAGCAATTATTTCTACATCAATATATTCTAACTAGTTAGCATCACCTTCTACATATATTCTGTTACCTTTAACATAGGCAATATAATCTTTGCAGGTATACTTTCTATATTTCTAAAACTTCATTTTAGTTTCAGAACCTAGTTGAATAATATTACCATAAGCATCTTTTACTGTTACTACTGAAGTAGTAAGTTTAGTACCAAGTAAAGTCGGTAATTCTTTATCTCCTTGGTATTCTGCATGACCTGGATCTTTTTCTATTTTATCCAAATGCATGCGTATAGTCTAATAGAAAATCTAGTCTAATTGTTCTCCCCTATCTAACTTCTGTTTTAATAGGTAAGCTCGATATGTTTTAATCCACAATTCTATCTAGTATCTACTGAGCTTTTCACTCTCAGCAATCTAGTTGTTTCTAGCTTCTAATAGAATATCATCAATGAGCTCATTTAATGTCATATCTATATATTTAAATTATAATTATAATAGTCATAAAACGCATTTTAAGACTTACTGTAAATTTTTATAGTATCTCAGATACACTCCTTAACAGAAACTAATAGCCTTTCTTAAAAAGCTTTATAATAATTTTCCGAGCGAAGCGAAGGAACTCTGAGCGAAGCGAGGAAATATTATTAACATACATAAACAACAAAAGCTCGTCCACTATACAGTGAGCGAGCCTCGTAGAGGTGAGCGAACGTTGTGAGCGTTGCCGAGTATTATTTCATTGGAGCTGGTACATTAGGCATAGGTGGCATTGGTGGTTTTGGGAATCCTCCCATAAACATCTTCTTAGTATCTTCGATCATCTTCCTAATATCAGCTACATCGTTCTTTAAATCATTTATTTCTTTACTATTATCAATAGTGTTAGTTGTTATAGGAGCTTCTACCTGTGCTTCTAGTTGATTTAAAATATCTTTACACTTTTCCATTTCTTCATCATACTTACTTGCAGCTTCTTTTTTAGCTTTGAACTCATTATAGTTCTATCTAACCATATTAGCTATTTCTTCTTTATTAGTAGCAACAGTAAGTCCTATAGAAGTATCATTAATAATCGAACGCTCAGCTGGTACTGATAATTTCTTAGATTCTCCATTACAACTAATAAATACATCGACTAATTTACGTCTGCTCTACCCTGGTATTGGAAACTAACCTTGCGGCAAAGCTTCATCATAAGGATTTGAAACCTAAGTAATGGAACCAAGACTATAAACAGTAGTCTTTTTAAATGTTCCTAGAACTTCTAATACGTGCACGTGATCTCCTATTTTTAATTGACTAAATAACATAATTGAATTGGTTTTAGTAGGGCTACCTTTTACAGTAGCCCTAAGTTTTTTATTAAGCAGCTGGTGCTACAATATGATTTATAGTCTGAAATACTCCAGTACGTTTATCATAGTATATTAGATATTTATTACCAGTTGAAATTTCTTCTGTCGGCATCTAATCACCAGAACCATTTAGTAATGCTTTACCACTATTAGTATTTACACTAGTTGGATTAGATGATACCTAACTAGAACTAACAGAAGTAGCTACAGATACTAATGATCCTTCTGTTGCACCAGTAGCAGTATGATTAATATTTAATAATATTAAACCTCTGCATGGCAATTGTCTCCATTGAAATGGACATATTCCATAAGTAACAGTATTGTTAGTAGTATCTACATTAGAGAATATAGTATCTAATGTAGGTATACCACCTTGGTCAATACGTCTTACACGATAAGGATTAAAGAAAGGATTAAACATAATTACCTCCTTTCTTATTAGCAACCACAACCGCAACCGTCGTTATATCCGTATCCGTAACCAGTGAATCCACCGTTACATCCGAATGGGTTACAAGTTAAGTAAGCAGGTACTGGACAAGGACGCAACTGATTAACTAAGTTTTGAGTCTATTGCTGAGTAAGAGCAGATAATTGGTATCCTTGTTTTTCATCTCGCAATGTGTCAATCTTATTCTGCATTTCACGCATTTCCAGCTGACAGAATTTATCATTGATCATCTGAGTCTGTGCATCTATCTTAGCGCCAATTACATTAAATTTGTTAGCATTATCTGTTAGTAAGTTATTGAATCCGCTAGTAATTGCATTCTACAAAGTATTAGTTTGCTGACAGATAGACAGTCTATTGTCTGCATTCATTTGAGTCAAGTTCAAATTAACAGAGTCAATTGAACGTTGAGTCTGGCAGCAGCAGTTAGCCAATTGAGAAGCCAAGTTAGCATTACCAGAAGTAATAGCATTAATTACTTCACAACTAGCCAGTTTAGTATCACAAGCAATCTGACTTACGCTAGTATTAATAGTATTCAAAGCTGTCTGTACAGCATTAATATCACAATTTAAAGTATTAGACAAAGAACTGATAGCATCTTTGTTACCTTGAATAGCCTGCATTAACAGACTTGTGTTAGTATCGGTATTCAACTGAGAAGCAAGACGACTAGCATCATCGCTACCTCTACCAAAACCGTTACCTCCAAAACCGCCCCAGCAGAAGAAGATTAGGATGATCCAAATCCACCACCAACCGCCGTTTCCACCGAAACCACCGTTGTTCATCATAGCCATAAGAGCAGCAGGGTCCATATTACCTTTGTTTGCATTCTGCAAAAGTGCAGCTACACCTGGATCTATACCAGCGTTTTGTACTAAAATTTTTTTCAGGTTCGTACATAGTTCTCATAAATTTTGATTAAATTAATATCTTGATATTCTTCTTTCATACATAGGTTCATATCTATGCATTCTTTCCTCTTCACGTTCACGATCTAAATATTCATCGTCTTCGTCATAGTCATAACCGTAGCGAGTCATTCTTCCCCCTCTACCTCTTCCACGTCCTCTACCACCACGAGCATAACGATACTCATGCTCTTCATCTTCATCGTCTTCAAGCATTAACATCGTCTTAGCTTCTTTGCGCAATTTATCACACATAATATAGCAATAGTAATACCACATCTTTCCTTCTTCTATGTCTTTATCATTCAACCAAGCTTTTGCTAGTTCTACAAAGTACTTAATGTGATCACTGCTTGTCATAGTAACAACTGCACGATAATAGTCTGAACGTATCATGTTGAGAGCAACGTACCAATCATACTTGTTGTATTTCTCACCTTTCAGATTGATTCCGTACTGGTTAGCGATTGAAGTAGTTTCTTCTAAACTCCAATGTTCTCCACGAGAGCCATCTTCGTTTTCCATCTTAGAGACTGCTTTTAGTGCACATTCTTCATTGAAGTGTGGACCATACATAGCCTCATGACGCTCTATTTTCAGTCTTTCTCTCATTGCATTAATTGATTTAATTATTCGACTTATAAAGTTCATTTTGATAAATCTATTATTCTAGTATTTTCTACATTGATTAACTTGTTACTGTTATCAATTTGGTACTTATAAATAGTTCGTTTTTTAAAATCAAAGTGAAGGAGTCGCTAGAACCAATTCTTATAATTACGCTTATATTCTTTTTTAGTATGAATAAATAGTGATTGTGTATTGCGAATGTCGATACTATGTGTTAGGAGCGTATCTCTTTTATTTATTATGATTGATGTCAAGTTGTTTGGTTTGATTTCCACTTTAAAGTCAGTTGATCTAACCACTACTGTAGTATCATGTACTACTTTCTACTCCTATATCTGTACCTATTTCAACTCCTTCTCTTTGATTTTTAATTTCTTTACTGTAGCTTGTACTTCTTGTATCAAGCTATCTTTGGTTTCTTTAAATTCATCTAGAGTAAGCTATAACACTCTATTATCATTCTTCTACTATGTTGCTAGCTATTCATAGTAAAGATAGTTATTAGTTACTCTATCTATTTCTTTATTCTTCTTATCTAGCTAGTTATTCTAATAAAAACAAATGGCAGCGAGAATCGTAATGATAATCACTGCCATTGCTTTGTAATTTCTTTTAAACCAACCGATAATGTTACTTGTTAATCTTTTTGCTAGACTTATCAGTATTGGTATCATTTGTAATAGTATTTTGTTCTTCTAAGATGTCTGTTATATCTACATCTAAATATTTTTCTGCTTTCGACTTTATAATTTTTGTGAAGAGTTTTGTAACCAATGAATTAGGTTTTAATGCTTTCCTAGATTCTAATAATGATATTATTTCTGCAAAACATATTGCTCCTGCTGCAACTTTAGCTAACACCAGATCGGCATATGTCATAAATATAAACTTATCTAATAAAGTAAATCCAGCTATCATTATAGCTGCAAATCCTAGTTTCTCAATAGTAGACCAAAACTTGCCAGATTCAAAATAATTCTTGTGAGTTACTTGTCTACATACTTTATATCCATAGATTAAGTCTAATATTATGAATAGAAATGATACACCTATTAATGGTGCAGCTGGTGCTAGTATAGTTGCCATACCTGTTAACCAACCTACTATAGATTGATATCCATTAGCAAATATACGTCTTGCAAGATTCATTATATATAAACTTCTACTCAACACAACTTAAAATAATTTTATCTGAAATAAAAATGCTAGTCAATATTTATTACTGCTAGCATATGTTAAAGTCTCTGCAATTATATAACTATAACGTACTCATTATTCGTATGTTCTATTTCCCTTACGTATATCCAAGTAATCCAATAGCTCTTTATGTTTAATAGTTTTATTAAGTAAAGAATAACAGTTAGCATGTTTAAACCATCCTATATAGCTAGCCATTTTTCTTCTATAATATTTGTAGTTAGTACTTCACCACCGAACCGCCAGTCCAGCGCCACCAACCCACCCCCCCCACCAAAACCAACAAAGCACACCCAACCCAATTCCAGAGAAGCAACCTGTGGGTATTACTTAACTATACCGTATTGCATAATTAAGTCATTACTCCGCCCACGGGAGATATGTTAATCGAGAACCGATATTAGCATTGGAATGACCAACCCCATCATGGGAATAAAGAAGGAATAGACCCGCCGCGCCGCCAGAGGCAGAGTCACCACCGATTAACAAACCATGTTCTGAAGCATCAGTATTATCCCAATTATAGTCACACCAGTATGTAGTTTCTGAACCACCTGAAACAGACATAGAAAAGAAATCACATGCAGGTGTAGCTTTAATTTCAGTTTTATAACCAACACTTACATTATTAACACTACACAAAGGTTTATAACTATTGTTTTTGTTAGTGGCGAATTGATCAGGTTTTACAGATTTATACCAAGTACGATATGAGGCTTCATATTTACTAATGACATCATCTGTATATTTCCATATGTGACCAAATGGATTTTCAATTCCTCTATATCTATTACATTTACGTGTAATAGTAGAAGTATTTGATCCAGACTGATCAGTCTATTGTATAGTTACTGTAACTTCACCAGAACCACTACCTAAACTATCAGAACTTCCAGTAGGAATAAACGAGTAAGTTGTAGCTCCGTTGATAGTTACCCTACCTGTAGTACAACCAGAACCTAATCCACCTTGTCTAAATCCTTCAACTGTTAATGCAGTATTAACTGCTTTTTGACTATTTCTGGTAGCATATTCTACTAAGAACAAATGACATATAGCTCTATGTTCTTCATATGTATAAAGATTCCATTTAGCTTCTCCATCAAACCCATTGGCTCTAGCCCAAGTTCTGCCATTAGTTCTGTTAAAGTTAACAGTTGGACGTTGACCTTTTACACTAACCAATTTATCTCCACTTTTGTATGCTTCATACGCACTAACAAATGCTTCTTTATGATGATTCCACCCTGGTTTAGCATGAGGACATAATTTTAAGTTATGTGTTTTTGTGCTGGGAATATACTCATCTATATACCAAAATTCTGGTATTTTTACCATTATATTGTCTGTATCTATAGAAATTATTGTCCATTGATTATTATTAGTAGAGCTGTATAAAGTTTTTTGGAAAGAATCATCTATAGGAAGAATATTTTCTGAAACACCAGATTCTTGCTCAATATTAGTAATATCAAACGGTTTCATCATACTCTATATAGGCAGTGTTCTATGCATATCCATATTACCAATACGGGTACAATCTGGATTAGATGATGTTTCTGACCATGATACACCATACCAGTCTGGAGCATCTAATGTAACAATTTCTCCTAACACAAAATTATCTGGTTTAGTAGTAACAAAACTACTAGTTAATACACCGTTAGCTAATTGTTTATTCTTACAAGTAATAGAAATAGACGATCTATATGTTCCAGTAAAACCTAACCAAATTTCTACATTTGTAGAAGTGACTACATATCCAGCTATTACTGCATCTCCACTAAGCTACGTATTACTTTGCTACTTAACTAATTTAACAGATTCTTTATCTCTAGTACTAGCTACTAGTGTAGAATAATTGTATTGATTAGAACCATAATTTCCACCTCCTACTATTTCAAAAATAACATATTTAGCAGAAGTAGTATTTTGTGATACTAGTGGTAAAGTAGCTAATCTCAGCCAATCTGTGTTATTAGCACTTACTTCATAAAACTTAGTATAATAAATACCTGTTTTATCGCCTTCAGCTACATCGTAACCATCCACCATATCTGCATTCAGATTGGTACACAGAGTAGTAGAATTAGTTTTGATAGGAGCTAGATTAGTACCAGTTGTTAATGATAACTATCCATCTCCAATTGTAGCTTTAGTAACAGTGTTATAACCAAAATTAATAGTCTAATAATTAGTTCCAACACCAAGATACCATTTATTATCTGTCTGATTGTTAGGGTAGAATCTCATATACGCACCACCGTCAGATGCAGTACTAAATAATTCTAATTGTGCCCCTTCTACTGAATTTTTAATTCTCAACAGACCGGTCATAGTATCACCAGCTTTCTTTACATAAGTAGTAGTAGGATCTACACCTAATGCACTAGTTACATTTGCTTTAGTTAAACTAATAGTGCCATCAGTATTAGTAATATTACTACCAGTCTTAACTCCACCTAATACACTACTAGATGCTGTTGGTAAAGTATAAGTATAAGTAGCTACTAATTTACCAGTATCATCAATAGATAATCTATCTCCTACAATTATACCACCAAGCGTAGTAGTAGTAGCAGCAGGTAATACATACTTATTAGCTTCAGCTTCTATAGCAGCTAGTTTATTCTTTTCAGGAGTAGTATAATCATTAGTACTAAGACCTTTACCTTCAACTTTATTAACCTTAGTCTTTTCAAGAACTAATACCTAACCAGTTAAATCTTCTACATCTGTTCTTAAAGCTTCTTCTACACCAGTAGCTCTTTCTACTTCATTTGCTATAGCTGTAGCATTAGCTGATTCAGCGCCTTTAGCTCTAGCTATTTCACTAGATAAATCACTAGTTAGTTTCTATTCTGCTGCTTTTGCTCTAGTCTATTCAGCCGTTACAGTAGTATCAGTGTATGACTTAGCTTGTTTAATAGCATTGGCTATAGAACCAGTAGTAGATTCATTACCATTAATAATAGTAAGTTTATCTTCATTTACTTTTACTCTATTAGATAATGAAGATACATTGTTATTAATAGTAGTATCAGCTTGAGTTCTATCAAGTATCTCTTGAGCTAAATCATCAGCTACTTCTTGAATACTACCTTCAATAGCAGTAGTATCAAATGAACCTGATAAAGCATCCCAACCATCTTCAGTCCATACTACGTTAGTACCAGCATCATAATGTTTACCACCTAAGTTAAATGCATTAGTAATATTATATACATCACCAACTACATTGTTGTCTTTAGGTAGAGTTTCAAATGTACTAGATCCTTTTACTTTATAAGCACCAGATAATTTAGCATCTACTTGTGCCTTAGTATAAGTATCAGACTTATCTGCTTTTAACGCTAATGCTGCATTAGTTGCAGCAGTATGATCTGTAATCTTATTATCAAGTTCTTCTTCTTTAGCCTTAGCTCTATTAGTTTCTACTAAGATAGCTGCATTTCTATCACTAACTTCTGTAGCAATAGCTTCTTTTCTATCCTGTACTTCTTTGTTTATAGCATTAGTATGTTGAGTATCTACTTGAGTAGATCTATTAATTTCATTCTGTAAATTAGTACTAATAGTCTATTCAGCAGATTGAGCTCTATTCTTCTCAGTAGCTATATCGTTGCCTAATTTAGTTTCAGCAGCACGAGCAGTAGCAGCTTCTTTATCTATATTACTTTGTAAAGTAGCTAAAGACTGTTCCAATGAATCTGAATCAATAGCAATACTAATCGTATTATCTTCACTAATACTAACATCTTTACCCGGCTTTAACTTATTAATTAAGTCATTATAATCACCAGATGTAGCTACTGGTTTAAAATCTGGTTTGTTAGTAATATTATCCCATTGTACAGCTAGATCACCAGAAGCACTAATCACATTAGTTTCTTGATCAATTTCAATGTTTAAACCTGCAATGAGTTTCTTCTAATACTTTGCACGTATATCAGCAAAGGTATCAATCATCTCAGTATGAAGTTCCTATAACTGATGCTGCTTAACAAAGTCTAAGAAATCTTTAGATGTAATGATACCAGCAGAACTTGTAGAAGCTACTGGTATTGAAACAGTTTTATTACTTCCATCATACTTAAACATTACCATAGTAATGCCATTAGGATTAGAAGTATTAAATTGTATATCCTTTATTACATCTTTTACTTCTTCATCATCTACTTTACTATCTACATCTCCAACATCTGCTTTATTATTAAGTAGATTATTTATCTATGTTTTAGTATAGTAGTTGTTAAGGTCAGGTGTACCACCGGAGGCAGCTAGCCTTACCCATTCGGTTCCATTGAAATATTTAATGCTACCACCATAAGGATTATCAGATAAGTCAACCCAATAGTCTATTTCTTCTGGATTAGGCTGAACAGATGTTGCAAAAAATATTATCCTATTTGTTACCATATGTATTTATTTATTAAGCTGCCGGTGTTTCTAGTGCAGCAACTCTTGTAGTTAATGCGTCAATTAAATCTTTTAAAGCTTTGCCTTGAGCAGCAGCTAAAGCTTCTGTAGTACTAGTACTTGTTAAAGTATTATTTATAGTCACTTTAGTATCTGCTGTAGGAGGTGTATATCCTAATGCACTAGTCACATTAGCTTTACTAAGACTAATTGTACCATTACTATAAGAAATATTTGCTCCTACCTTTACTCCACCAATAATTTCAGCTGTAGCTGTTGGTAAAACATATTTATTTGCTTGTGCAGCAATACCATCCAGTTTAGTTTTATATGCATCAGTAAAGTCATTACTAGATAGTTCTTTTCCTTCCACCTTATCTACTTTACCTGATTCAAGTGCAGCAATTCTAGCACTCTGATCATTATCTGTATCATCGTTTAAAGGTAACCATTTACTACCTCCGGCGTAATACTTAATTACATTACCTTTTGGATCTGCTGCTAAGTCAACCCAATACTCGAATTCTTTAGGATTGGGAGCTACATAGCTTCTTGTTATTCTTGTCATATACGTATATTTTAATTGTTAATTCTAATGTATTACAAATTGTAATAACTTATGAGTACCAGTAGAGTCACTTATATTAAGTGATATACGTGCCTATCTAGTAGCATCTGTGTCATTAGGATCTAGAGTAATGTCTATTCTATCCTATTTGACATTTATATGTACATACTGTGCAGAACTAAATCCTTGAATATTGTACATATTACTATGAACATCTAGTGATACTGTTTCACCAGATTTAATAAATCTATGTGGAGTAAGATTCCAAGCATCAATTACTTCAGGAATAATGTTTCTAGCTCTATTATCCACATATAATATATTATATAATATAGTTTCTTTTTCCATAACGTATTTTAAAGCGTTTTAAGCCACTTTCTTTAATAAATGAACAACTTATCCATTAAACTCTACAAGCTTCTTAGAAGAGCCCGTAGGTACGTAACAATCACAATGGGACCACCCATCAGTGTTAGCTTCTAATCTAATAGGATATTCAAATAAATCAGCATTCTATCTTACTATATCATTTACTGTTTTACTATCTAAATCCTTTACATTAAAGTCAATAGCTTTACCTAAACAGTGTGCGGATAAGTAAATGCTACTTTTATTCTTTACTAGTTGACACATATTACAACGTAAACCTCTTTGTGAGAACTATCCACCTGTTTTCCAAGTATTAATAGTAATAGGTTTATTGAATATCTTAGTACGTAATACATATATAGTACTAAGTAATTCAGTACTTATAAACTACCATGAAGATTCACCAAATTTATTATAGCAATGCGGACATACTAATTCCTAAACTTTGAAATATTTGCTTACTTCTTTTATTAATTCATTTCTATCCATGTGATTTTATGTATAAATTAAATAAGAGTTTTCGACATTAAGCTACTAGCCCTATTAATGAATTTATGTTTTTTTACCTAGAGGTAAGGTCTCTCTCCTAAGGTAGCCATTATATGATAAAATACGTTAATTGTTAATAGTAATTTATTTACTCGATATCAGCATTGGAATTACTAAGACTGTTGTTAGACTTCAAATAGAACTAACCTGCATTAGAACTATTACTCAAGTTACTGCTTTTTATTCACGGAGAGACAACCTATAATTTAATTATGGCAGATATACTAAACGACACCCGATATCAACAGCGGAATCAACAAGCCTGTAGTGAGACGCCAAATAGAACCAACCCGCAGTAGAACCATTATCCAAGTGACCGCCGATAAAAACAGTTCTATTAGCTGTATTATTAGATGAAAAAGTATAGTCAGTAAAGTAACTACTAGATTGATTATGAGTTCCAGTACCTGGTGCTACAAATAATTCAAATTGTGGAGTATATTGCAAATCTTTATACCAATTGTTAACAGTTACTGTACTACATTTAAATTCATAATTACTTAATGTATCACTAAATTTAGTACGATCTTCTGTATAGTATACATCATTAACACCTGTTTCTGCATTATAATGAACGATTACATCAATAGTATTTTTAAATACATGACCAAACGGATTCTCAATACCACGGTATCTATTTGCTTTTCTAGTAACAGTGCTAGTAACAGTTCCTTCTGCATCAGTATTACTAAACTGTTGAGTTATTTGACCAGATCCATTACCTAGACTATCTGTACAACCACAAGTAAATATAGAGTAAACAGGAGCACCATTGACACTAATAATTGCATCTGTAGCCCCAGTACCAAGACCACCTTGTTTGTAACCTTCAGCTGTTAATTGATCGTTAACATTTAATTGTCCATTCATATTAGCATACTCTACTATATATAGTAAAGCAATAGCTTTATGTATTTTATAAGTATATATGTTCCAGTGGTCATTGCCATTAGCTCTTGCATATAACTAAGATTCAGATCTATTAATAAATACTGTTGGCTTAACTGTACCATTGTTAATAGACTTTAATACTTTATTATCATTATATGCTTCATATGCAGAACAATATGCTTTAGGAAAATGTTCAGCTCCTTCTACTTCATGTTGATACAGTCTTAATTCAATATTATCATCAGTAACTACAGTTAAAGCCCAAAATTCAGGTATTTCTACCATAGTATTAAGAGTATAATCTCTGTCTGTACCATCTTCATACTTAGTCCAATCTGTTGGATTTAAATATTTTACTGTTCCATCAGAAGATACAGTACAACCTTTCATCTTAGACTATATAGGTAGATTCTTATGATAGTCTGCAATACCGGTTCTAGTCCTAGCAGAACTTACCTATTCATAAGTAAAAGATATCCCATAATAATCTAGATCATCTTTATTCTTATTATAAGTAGCAGCATCATATTCTCTTTCATCTACGATTACTCCTCTATCATCAACATCATATTCTAATACTTTATTGCCTAATATATGGTGCATTGTTATTATTTTCATTTCTTTCTCTATTTCTGTACATATTATCTACTAATAAATCAGCTATAACGTTTATACCTAACTATTTGCTATCACTGATTAATTGTTCCTACATTACTACTAGGAGCATCTAATAGATGCCCTCTAGTAGTTCTCTATCACTCAACTGTTTGATCTGATTGTGTAATTGACTATTCATTTTTAATATTACTTAAAGCATCTATAAAGAAAGGAGTACCGTATTGATTAGCATAATTCTGTATCATAGAAAATTCTTCTTCTGTATACTCTTCTTCTCCTTTTGAATTGTATATCTTAAGTGCTAAGGAATGCCCAGCAATACCCTGAGCTGTCTTATATATACCATCGGCTAATTCAGTAACTATATTTATTAATTGGCTATCACTTTTAGCTAAACTAGTATATACTTTGAATTCTTTAAAATTTATTTTCATACGTTTCTTTATTTAATTTTATTATCCTGGAGAACAATAGAATTCCCACCATTGACCTCCTGTTCCTTTTATAAAAATGTAAGAACGTCCAGCGCGACATTTCAAACTATCAGATGAATTACCATCAGAATGCCACAGTGTACCAGAAGATGGTCTTACAGTAAAATCATATGCTCCTTTTACAAATATCATAGTTCCCTCTCCAGCAGTATTAGACAAACTGATAACAACATCCTGTCTTTGTACTCGTATAACGTAAGATCCATACGCATCAGCTGTCTCATGTGACGCACTCACTAGTGTAGTTTTCAATCTTAAACCTTGTATATAACCTCTATCTATATACATAGCAGGATTTGAATTACTGGAAGCATCAATAGATAGTGGAATATAATACTATTGTAAAGAGTTTATCTAAACTCCACACATATGATTCTTATATAAATAATCTGTTACAGGAAGACTTTTAACGTATCCACCAAAATTTGATATAATACCAGATTCATCGTTTTTAGGTCCTTGTATTACTACTTTAAGTCCTTCTTTATTTAATGTACTTTTTGTATCAAAAGTTCTAGTAGTAGTATCATTACCTATAACTTTATCAACAAACTGACCTGTCATAGTAATGTTTCCACCAGTAATAGTTAAACTGCTAGTAGTACAGTTAGTAAATGTACCATTAGTGAACGTACCAGATGTAGCAGTAACTGCACCAGTGATAGTTGCATTTGTACATGTAAGTTTACCAGTACTACTATTCATAGATAGTTTACCATTGCTAGAAGTAAATACATTATTACTGAAACTAAATTCACCAAGTTTAGCATTATTAGCTAATAAGTTGTTTACAGTTAAAGTATTGTTTTTACTTGCCTATTGCCAATATGAACTACTTGATGATGGAGTTTGATTAGTATTAGTAGATTTAGCCAAATATGTATTACCAGCATACTGAACATAATCTACTACTGTCATATTTTGATAATTCTCGTACTTAATATATTCACTACTGTTCATAGCAGTAGTAGCAGGAGCTTTATAATAAGTAATACCAGATTTCCAATAGCCACAATCACGCATAATGGTATAACTACTATCAGCATCAGATCCATCCGTACCATCATATACTACAGGAGCTTCATAACTGATTACAGTCCACTAACTATCAGGTGAAGGAGTAGTATCTGTACAGAAACCAAACCAGAATTTAGTAGCATACGTATCTGAAGCCCAGCTTGCAGTATAAGATGATTGATTAGAACTAGAAGAAGATACTTTATTCCAACTACTACCACTATAACGATATACAGCAAAGTAACCATATGCCTAGCTTGTTACTCCACTGCTATTAGTTTTAATAGCTCTGAGTGTACAACTAGTAGTTTGCAAATACCCTAAACTAGATCTAATAGATGCTGGAGCTCCGCTCATTGTAATACTGTAACCATCTGCTCCATCAGATCCATCTGATCCATCTTGTCCTGGATCTCCTTGATCACCTTTATCTCCCCACTTAGACCACAACGCACCAGTTTTCCAAGCATACCATTTACTATTTTCCTTCTTTCTAGTCCATACATATTCATATTTAATAGCATCTGTAGGACCAGTTGGATTATCAGTCCATCCGTCTGGTACATAATCGTCTTGTTGATATTCACTAGAGTCCACATTAGCTGGTGGATAATACTAACCACCTGGAGCTAAACTAGTACCACCAACATAGTTAGAAAATCTCCTATAGATGTACTCGTATCCATCACCATCTTTACCTCTTTCTGAGTATCTAGACCATATACCAGGAGTAGACCAATTACCCCAAACCTAAGTAGACTTATCTAGGTATCTTTGAGATACCCATTCATACATTAATGATGCGGTAACACCAGAAGGATGATTTGTCCAACCAGAAGGTATATGACCAGCTTGATTTACACTAGCAGGAGTAGAAGGTTGAGATCCATCTGCATTCCTAGTATAAATAAATTCGATACTATTACCATCTTTACCATCTTCACCGTCAGCACCAGTAAGACGTATAAGGTTAGACCACGCTGTTAAAGTACCATCTGGATTAGCAAATCGTTGAATCTACCAAACATATTGTCCTTCTGGTGGAACTATCTCACTATCAGTAGTCCAACCTGAAGCAGCTGTATCTGTTGGAATAGCAGGTTTAGTAGCAGATACTTTCCATCTATATTGATAGTGACCACCTGATAAACCTTGTTCACCCCAATTAGACCATAGTGCTGGTGTACTAAAGTTAGACCATACTCCATCAGTACGTACACGTTTACAAGTCCACTCTGCCTTATAATCCTCATTTACTCCTTTTGGATCATCGGACCAATTATAGTCTTTAGAACCACCATTAGATATAGTGGGAATATAATCATTCTATTGAATAGACGAAGGAGTTTGAGGTACTCTATCAACATCAGCGGTACGAGTAAATATATATTCATATCCGTCACCATCCATACCTTTTTCACCCCACTTAGACCACAAAACTGGTTCTGAGAATTCTCCCCAAACACCTTCCCCAATTTTAGCAGCTTTCTTTTCTCGTTGTGATACCCATTCATACATCATATCTTTAGATACTCCTTGAGGACTATCTGACCAACCAAATGGTATATAATCATCTTGCTGAGATGTATCTGGTTTATCAGGAGCATCACTTGCACTGGTTACTTTGTAAATGAATTCTAACTTAGTTCCATCAGAACCATCTTCACCAGTTTCACCAGTAAGTCTAATAGGATCTGTCCAACCAGATAATGATTTATCTGCATATACAGTAGCTTGAATCATCCAAGTAAATACTTCCTTACTTTCTCTAGTAGGTGGATACATGTACCAAGTATAGTTATCATCAGCAGGTGGTATCTAAGAACTAGTAGGTTTAGGTGGTTTTATACTAGAGTTAGTATAACAGAACACTGTATACTGACCATCTTTACCAGCTACAGAAGCACCTCTAAATCTATTAGGATCGCCCCATTGCACATCAGGATCATCTACTTTACGGGCACTTTTAGTAGACATCCAAATAGCAGATGCTGTATAATTTCTATGCCAACCATATGATGTACCATCTCCAACAGGTCTATCAGGAGTAGCATCATTATCATTATATGTTACCCATAAACTATTACCTTCTAGCTAGTACGATAGATTGAACTCTCTATTGAATATAGCAGTACCTTCACAATGAATATAAATAAGTAACTTCATATCGTGAATATTGGTAATCTTAGTAATAGTAAACTTACCATTATCTACTCTACATTCAATACCATTAGATTCCCAAGTACAGAAGAAAGTATCTCTATCTACAGTAGTATTATATGTTAAAGGAGTTTTACCTCTCCACGCTTGTACTTCAAATGTAAACTGATCTCTTTGTTGATAATCTGTTATAATATTAAATTCATTATCAACAATTATACTACCTTCAGTTCTAGTAAGAGATACAGAATAAGCATCCTAACCATGCAAATCTTCTACCTATTCAGGAGTAAACTGTACATATGCATCAGTAAGATAAATATTACTAATATATGCACCATTACCAGTAAGATTACCGTCATTAGGAGCTCCAGGTATATTTAAACCATCTAATAAACCAAACTGTGATGCAATGTTTTTAGATGGGTTAATATGCCAAGTATTTACTTTCTTTAAATATCTCTTATATTGTCTAGTAGAGTAAGCACTATCTTGTCTAGTTTCATCAGTAAAGTTACCATAAACAACAAATTTCATTGACTTACAAGGATGTTGTGTAGTACCTTGTTTCAATGAATATCTGAATTGCTTACCTCTAGCATCTAATACTTCTATAGGAGTAAAGTAAGCTGTAGTAAATCCCTATACTTTATCAAATCCACAATCATCAGTACCAGTTTCAGTATTATTAACTCCATCAAAGTTATGGAATATACCTCTACATATATCATTTACATGTATACCACTATATTCTCCATCTTCTAACTTCAATGTAACAATCTGATTAACTAAGTCTACATCTTCAATTGTACCGAATGCAATTGAATTCCACAGTTCATCACTTACTACATTTATTTTATTAAATCTTAATTCTGGTACTTCTAAAAACTCTCTAAGGATAAGACTAGTCATTTCTCCTCTACCATCCTTATCTATTTGAGCACCTGTACCACCAATCATACCAGTAACAAAAGTACCTATCTAAACTCCTTGATTTAGATAAGTCATCTTATTACTTCTTAAACCTCCATTGAAAGTAATTATACCAGCAGCTGTGTCATCGTACAATTTACTTAAGAATAACTTACTACCTTCAGATTTAATCATAGCTTTTACTACAGCAGTATCTACTACACCGCCTCCTTCTCCACCACCAATACCTAATGCTGATGGTTGTATATTATGCCATGTACCATCACTAGCATACTACAGTAAGTCACCTTCTGTAATATAAGTAATAGTAACATCTTTAAGAGTAGCTAGATGGTTAATTCTTTCAACTAAGGTATCAAGCTCACCAACACTAGTATCTAAGGTATTGACATTACCCTAAAGTGTCCTTACTAGTCCAGTGAGTTCATTTAATTCGTCTTTAGTTGCATACTATGCCATTATTTCAATAGTTTATCTATTACTACTAATAATTTCATTCTCTATTCCTCATCTATATTAAACGTATCTCCTTGAATTAGTATATCATATACGTAATTAACACACACATAGTTTAATATCTGAGTTCTATCATAAGCAATATCGTATTTTACTTTATTGCTTATTGTTTTACCTATTTTATAGTTATTTTCTATCATAGTGTACAACAACCATTACTACAACTCCTACAAACTCTACAATTTGTTATCCTATTATACGTACAACAAGTATGTTCTAATGGAATTTCTAAGAGTCTACATAAATCAACATAATAATCTATAGCATCTTCAGTTAACTAATTAGCTAGAGCATATTCAAGTAATTGTGATTTAAAATCACACATTAATATTTTTTCTTTCTAATGTTTGTCCAGACATGTATTACAAAATGTTACTAACATGTTTACTTTTCTATAATACAGGTTTTTCTAGTCTATTGCAATTGAAACTGCATTATTACTCCCAACAACATTAACTATAAAGGATGTAGAATCATATTCTGTAATGTCTATAGTAATAGTGTTATCAGAAATATTGGGAGAATTAACGACATGATTATGATCTTCATCATTTTCACTATACATATTTTTCTTATTAAGAACATTGTCCAAATAAACTTTAGTGACCGAACTAGCGCTATCTAAAGTGATTGTGAGAATATTATTTTCTATCTTTGTATTAATTATTTTCATATCTAGTAAAATTAAAAAAGGCGAAGCCGAGGATAAACCTCAACCTCGCCTGGGTTTAAATAAAGAAACCGTGTATTATCCAGCACTAGTATCAACACCAGTGATAAATGCTTTAAGATTCTTAACAAACTGAGATGCACTCAAGTTAGCTGCTTCTTCAACGTACAATTCAGTAGTCAACGGAGTAGTTTTAATGTACTGGTTGTCTGGTGATAAATACAGATTATCATTTTCAATAGTAATGTAATCGTAAGATGCACCTTCAGTAACATTACGTTTCGGTTCAACAATAGGATATGCGTCTGTAAATACATGACCTTTGTAACCTAACATACGTACTTCCGCATCACGTACTTGTTTCCAGTAACCTTTACCAGGTTTACCAGCAGTCTTAGTGATAGTTACACCAGGAACTGCTTCAGGAACATTAGACAACAATGCACCAGGAATAGTAACATACAGAGAAGCTTCCATAGAAACTACTGAATATTCATTCAATGAATAAACACCTTCGTTATCATCTTTAGGAAGAGCTTTAAGTGTTAATTTATGACTTGCAAATGCAGCATTTACTCTACGATTTGCATGTTTATTAATCTTCTTCAACAGTGCATTACCCAAATCGTCAGCAGTTTCAGTTGTAGCAACCACTTCATAAGTATGAGTAAACTATCCCGGAGCTTCATACATGTCTTTGTAAACAATACGTAAAACATATCTGTGACCGATAACAACAGTAGCACTAGTTAAATCAATTACGATTTTTTCTTCTACAGGTGCAACATAATCACCAATTACGTAAGAAGGTTTAGAAGCTTTCTGAATGGCATTAGAGTACTCTACAGAACGCTTAGTAGCACTAGTACCATTAGGCAAAGCAATAGTCATATTCTCACCAGCTACACCAATATATACTGTAGATGCTTTTACTGCACCAGCTTCATTTTTAATTAAGTTCTTATTTTCATCAAATAAAGCTACAGCACCCTGAGCAAGACTATCTACTGTAGTATAAGATGCTGGACATGTTTTACCGATAAGTACGGTATCAACTCTTGTAATCATATATAAAAATAATTAATTGTTAGACTTAGCGCTAGTCTGCTTGTCTTCTACTTTCCTTATTGCAGATTTCCACGTTGACAAGCGCATTAATTTTTTATTATTCCATTGAAGCAATTTCATTGGAATAAGCATTATAATGCTACATTGGTTTAGTAGCAAGATAAATCTAGATTGCCATTTTTACTATTTCCATATGTGTATGTTCTGGCAAATCTGTATATTCTGTATTGGTAATATTACTTGAATTAATTTTAGATGGCTTAGCTAAGTATGTAATCTCATATTCACTTACTTTATATTTACCGTCTGTGTATAATATTACATTATTATCTTGAATTAACTTTAAAGGTCTAGCTTGACAATATTTTAATTTGTGTTCAGATAGTGAATTACTTAATTGTCTATCTAATGTTTCAATCGTAGATTCTAACGTATCTGTATACTTAACTATATATGCACCTAGATTATCCTTTTCCCAACATTCATTAGGATATTCATCACTCGGCTGTATACCAGCAGTATCTCCAAGTAATAATACATAATCATCTGGTAATTCAACAGAATATGAATTTTTAGTTCCTTTGGATATCTAAGTATTTGAATAGTTTCTTTTACGAATTAAAGTACGCAAATCATCTATACGTTTTTCTGTCTATTCAAATCCTTGAGCTTTAAAGTTAATACCTGAGTATCTTGTTTTATAAAATTTATCAATTGCCTCATTAATGAATGATATAATAGTGTCTGAGGATAGCTTATCCTTAATAACTAAATTAGGATCCATTAACTATAGCCTACGTTCAAACTCGATTTGAAATCCACGGTCTGTCATAATCATTCATCTATTTGGTTCAACTATGATTTAGTCTGTATTCTCTTAGACTCAATGTCTTCTAATGCTAGTTCTACAGCTCTATTAATTACTTCAAACTGCATATATTCAGGTATTTCACTCATACCATCTGCTGGTAAGTTCTCTATCTTAGTAGGGAACTTAATATAAGTAATATCTACAGAATAACTATTACTACTCATAGCTAAGTAATCATAATAGATATATAGAGTATTATCTTCTATTACAGCTACTGGATCTTCTATCCAAGGATTGTTATTGTAAGTCTTCTTGAATTTAGTAGCGTCTGCATGATCTATTAGCTTTATGGTAGCTTTTTTGTTATTGAAGTTTAATACAGCATCTACAAAGAACATTCTGTCACCATTAAATAGATTGGTAACATAACATCTATTTGAGTCTGTTTCAGTATTAGCAATAACATTTGTATCTGTGTGTACTAATTTTTCTAAGTCATGGATACGTTTTACAGATCCTTCAAAACTAGTCTTTAAGTAGTTATTACCAGTAAACTTGTTACTGATTTCTTGGTATAAACCTTGATCTAACCAGTAATCAATCTCTTCTGGTAAGAAAGCAGGACAACCCCCAAAGGCTGTACTTTGAGAGTTCTTATCCATTGCTACTTTAAAATATGAGTGAAATTGTTCTCTAGTCATTATTATTTAGATTTGATTTCGCTCAGAATAGACAGGTAAATGTCTTGATTTTTTTTGTCTTTTAAATAAGCAATTACATCTTCGAGACCATTACCAATAACGTCAGTACCAAAATAATATGTGGCACGGTTCTTGCGAATAATATTTTTACTTAAAGCTTCTTCAATTACAAAGTTAATTTCTTTATTAGGATTGTCTACCCATATTCTAATAAATCTTGCTGGATCAGCTTCTACATTTTCACCAAGTCTAGCTTCAACTAATTCGTTAGACATGGTATCAGCTTTAACTCCAAATAGTCTAAGACATTTGCGCATATCTTCAAGACTCATCTTATCCAGTGCTCTATAAGCATCACGTTTAACTTTGTTAGCTTTATTAATTTGTTCTGCTTCAGCTTCTTTATTTATAAGTACATAATCAGTAGATGGAGTTACTTTATCAATACCATTTGCTACTCTCTTATGTCCCAATAGGAATAAATATTGCAATTCACCTTCAGGTCTATCAGTATTAATCACTAATTCTTTCTTACCAATCTTAATTGCAAATGTATCCCAAAATGTGCTATCAGGATCTAATTCTCCTTCAGCTTTACCCATTTTCTGTTCTAGTTCTCTAGCTTTATCTTGAGTTAGACCTGTGTAACGACTACCAGATCTTGTCCAATATGAACTCAAGTAATCAAAGCAGTTGGACCATTTTACTAATCCAGTCCACGGATTCTATTTAGTTATTCTAACGATTACTTCCATAATTGTATAATTAGATTATCGAGTTAGGCAGCAACAGCTGCAATTTCTTCTTTTTTCCATATAAATTTAACTCTCCAGTCATTTGGATTTTTTAGAGGATTCTTCAATTGACGTTCTATTGTATCACTGTTTATTCCTGTTTGTCTTGCAGCACCTGATACAGATTCATATTTAGCTATAAACTCGCCAGTTTTAGAAAACTGTAATACTGGAATTGCTTTTGTTTGAATTGATATTTTTTTCAAATGCTCTCTCTGTTTATCTGAACACTTACCAATTCGTGCTTCAGACATTTTCTTTTTAGTTTCTTCTGAAATTTTTCTACCAAGAGCTTTTTGACGAATTTTTTCTTTAGTTTCTTCAGAATGCATTCTGCCGAATGTTCCATCTCCGCCTTCTGTAAGATTGTATCCAATATTTCGATCTGTTGAATTAAATTTTTTAATCCAGAATTTTTCTTTTTCTTTTAGTTCTTTATAAGTTTCAGCAAAGTCTATAATCTCTAAAGTGAAATTATCTTCACCATACTTAGCCATAGAACGATGGATTGGAGAAGGTTCTCCGATGCGAGATTCATACCAATGATGTCTATATCTCGCACCAGAACCTTGGTTTGTTATACCTATATATATTTTCCCAGTTATTTTATTCGTAATCTTATAAACCTCATTACTTTTCATAGTATAATTTTTAGTTATACTATATATAATGCAGGGAACATAATTAGGTTATAATTCTTTTTAACTTATTATTTTAACTGATTACTGCTGTGCATCCATGATTAGCTCCCCACATGCGCGGGAATCTTTCAACATCAATCCGACTTCACCCAAGAAGTGTACTGAGTAACCATCCTTAGCGTTAGAACGAACTTCTGTGTTAGAGTGAGCGTAACCAGCAGGAGTTACAGAACCAGCTGTACACCAGTTAACGAATTCACGATCTTTACGAACTACTTTAACAATGTTAGCTTCACCGTCACGACGACCCAAATCCAAGAATGTCATACGGTAAGATTCCAACGGTTTCAAAGTAACAGGATGCAACTAACGATTATAAGTAGTATCGTCATACAACGGGAAATACTTCAAAGTCAATTCAATACCGTTAGACATTGCATAAGTTTTAAACTGACCGCCGAACTTCAGATTATCACCAGAACCAGTTACAAATACTGTATCAATCAAGTTCATGTTAGCCATCTTTTCTTTAAGTACACGGTCAAATTCACGCATACCCATTTCACCAGTCAAGGCAACGAACTTACGTTCATTAGTACCCAATACATTGTAAGACAGGTCAAACAAGAAGTCTTCCAACAGTTCAGCTGTCAAACGAGTATAATAACGTCTGTTAGACGGAGCAATCTGTTCCAGCAAACCAGCACCAATAAATGCCATTATGTTCAATAGAGTTCGTTAGGCTCTATCCGAGGAGTTGTGCTAATTCTCCTCTGCTATATGTTTCCATATAGATCAGACTATATCACGATCTTTTGCTGCTCTCACAGTATTCAGATCTTCCCCACTTCCACTCACTTGAGTGTACTCGCCCGACGGCGATAGTCGTTGAGGTTTCAAGGGTATTCTTTCAATTTCGTAGTCAGCAAACATACCACTCATTGGAGTCCTAACTCCCGTAGCAATTTGCCTTAAATATCTTAAACAGAATTTACCAAAATGCTTTAACATTTTATGTCTATTTGTAAATTCTAAAATTTCACCTGTTTTAGTATTTGTAAAACGATATAACATTGAGTCTTTAGATCCGCGCTCCACAGCTAACTAACAATTCTCTTGAGTAGTAACCCACTATAGATTTTCAACTCTATTGTCGGCTCTGTTTCTATTTATGTGATCTACTACTAGCTTATTATCTGGATTAGGTATAAACGCCATAGCCACTAATCTGTGCATCATAAATTTCTTAGATCTGTTACCATAGTTTAATTTTACTCTAACATATCCACCACGTGAATAAAAAGGCTTGAGAAAATCACCAAGATATTCTGAGTAAATTCTACCATCGTTTGTTATTTTGTACTTAGATTCATAACCATCTAAGTTTACAGGTAATTCTTTAAATACCACTTGCTTACCTGCTGATTGTCCATTTGCTATTGTTTGCATATTATATAAACTTAATTATAATCGTTATTTGGAGTTTCCAGCATTTCAGGGAAATTCATTATAATATTTCTACTATAATGCCCACTTGTATTAAATACAGTAAATATAAATTACTTTAATACGTTTAGGTCGTCCATTCTTACCTTTCAGATTACAAGAACCATCTTTGTTTACGTTGTTCTGATTGTATACCAAAGCTCTTTCAAGACGTTTGTACCACTCACGCATTGCAACCCATTCCTGGAATGTAGACCACAAATAAGAAGTTTTACCAGTCTTAGGATCTTTCAAAGCTACTGCCATAACTGTAGAGTAAGCAGAACCTGTGATATCATAAGACAGACGTACTGTAGTCAAATAGTTACGCATCTTGAAGTGAGTATTGTAGTTCAGGATATCAGCCTCTTCACTGTATTCTTCATAAGCAGAAGCCAAACGGTTTACTTGGCAACCAGAAGCTAAAACAGCAGGGTCAATATAAGAAGCGGGACTACCATTAGATACAAATACTGTATAAACATACAGGTTGCCATCTTGATACGGAGCATCCTGAATACGTGCTTGACTCTTATCATCAAATTCGATAGTAGCACCAGCACCAAACCATGCATCTTCCAACCACAAAGTAATAGGAGTATTGCCCAAACCTGGAGTAGAATTTTCAGTAATTGCAGCACCATTCCATTTAGCGTCACGAATTGTAACAGCTCTATCTTGGTCGATCATAACACCCCATTCAAATGAAGGCTGATCAATAATCATTACATTTCCAAGACCACCTGTCAACATATCAAGAGAAGTACTGTAACCATTATCTTTAGTACCAAATACGTATGACAGGATAGTAGATACCTCATAGGGTCTTTGCTGAGAAGCGAGACTAATCTTATTAGTGTCGATCAAATCAGAAAACCATTTACCTTTGTATAATTGGAGGTTATTAAGAATATTATTATCCATAAAATACTAGTAATTTAATTTTTTTATTTATATAATTAATTATTATGATATACGCAGTTGTCGTGCAGCTGAGAACCAAATTGGATCATCATCAGAACCCGTAGCTTGTTTTCTAGATTTAGTAGTAATACTACTAGATTTTAAACTTCGTCTAAACTTATCAATAGCTGAATTGTTTCCTTCACGTTTAGCAGCTTCAATAAGTTTATCAGCATTCATTGTAAAGTATGCTGATTCTATGAGATTCTTAACACCACCCTTAGCATAGTCCTTTTGGTACTTTGTTTTACCGTCTGTGTCTGGCTTAAGTATATAATCCATTAAAACCTTTTTATCTTTTTCAGGGACTGTAATACCACGTATATTCTTTAAGCCTTTTATTTCGCTAACAACGTTATCATAGAATTGCTGTTGTCTCTGCAACTATATCTGATAAGCCTTTTTCTGATCCTCTAATAGCTGTTTCTTCCTTTCTTCTTTAATCTCTTTCAGATCTTCTAAAGCGTCTTGCGCTTCATCTTCAAGTAATCCAGCTTCTTCGTATCTACTTACTAACTTATCAATCTTCTTAGTAGAGAACCCTTTTTCTTTAAGTAACTGTTTTACTACTAATTTCTGATTAGCTTCATCTTCAATATCAATATCATCTAAATCTAACTCAGCATCAATAGTCAGATACTTCTTTAAATCTCCACCTTGCTTTACGAAATTATCTAGTGCTTCAACTTCTTCACTAGAGTATTCAGGCTTACTATTTTCTTCAATGACATTTTGGAAGTAATTAATTAACTCATCAACACTTTTGGGTTTATCTTCATCTTCTTCAAATTCCCAATTAAGTTTTTCAGCCATAGCATCAAAGAAGTTAGTAACAACATTTTCCTCATTGTTATCTTCAACCTCTTCTTCCTCTTCTGTTTCTTCCTCAATAGTTTCTTCTTTACGAGGTCTACCAGGCTTACGTTTTGGTTTATCTTCAATATCTTCTTCTTCGATTTCTTCTTCCTCAGTACCTTCCTCTACTGGCTTTTCTTTCTTATTTTTTACTTCGATATTGTTCTTTTTAATATCTTCCAATTCTTCATCGTCTAGTGATTCAAATTCATCAGCATCAACGTTAACATCTTCGTTAGCATTTGAATCTCTGAAACCACCGTTTGGATTAGGGATAAAGCTATCTAATACAGCTTCAAATCCACCTAATGTCATTTTTTTATCCATAATTAAAATATTTAATTAGATTTATGCAAAATTATAATTTTCAATTTCATTAATATTACCATTATCTGCTAATGGCATAGTGTTTAACCATTTTATGTAATCATCTAGATTTTTAAACTACAAAGCTGCTTTCTTAATAGAATCCGTATCTGGTAAACTTTTTAAATATTTAAGTATATTTTGTTTAGTAGGTTTTATGTTTAATTCTTTCAATCTATCTAACATATTTATACCATAAGCATTCTATTCCATCCAATTCATAAAATAGCTAGTATTCTCAGGGTCTATCGGATTTTTATCTCTAAGTTTCCCCTTAAATTGCTTTGTTATTTTATCTAATTCCGATTTGTTCCGAGAAGGATTATCTTGATGTATATACTGATTAAAATGATTAATTTCGTGATTAGTTATTTCCTAACTAGGAGTAACCGCATTATCTATTTTTATTCTAAAATCTTTCTATGTTGGTTTTATACCATATTGTTTGTATCTTCTTGCAGCTTCTTCCTACAGATCTATCATAGCTTTAGCATCCTATAACTACATTATTTCAGCTTCTGGTAAACTAAAATAATCATTTTCGTACTAGTTTATGATTTTATCATATGTACTTTGTAAATCTACATTATAATCAGATTTAATTTTAGCAGCTCTAGCTCTAACCTCTGGATCATACAATCTTTCAATACTTCTATTGCGTAAATCATTCCAGTCAGATTGTTTCTATAACTTACTTATATCTGGAGTAATTCCCGTTATTCTGTTTAGTTGCTGATTTAATGATTTCTTATAATTACTAACCGTTGGAATGAATGGTACAACTGTCAATGCTGCTAATCCAGCCCCTAACCAATCTTTATTCTTTAAAGCCTGTGTTGCATCGTATATACTTAAAGCGTCACCAATAACTGGAGCATCGTATAAATCAAATACACTTCTTACATAACCTGCACCTGGATTATATCCATATGTAGGATTATATGGATCTCCTTTAGGATCAAAGTTTATAATAGGTCTTTCACTGGTGTTCTGCGGTGGATCTTCATCCACTATACCTCCGTCAGAATATGAATCAGCTTCTTGTATATTATCAGTCATATTATTAACACTATCATATATCTAATATATGTTACCAAGTACTCCTAATCCTACTAAACCTTTGTATTTACCTATACCTGGGTTTTTTAGTTGCCCAGTAACTGCGTCGTATTCATCATAAGGTCTATAATTGCGCCTTCCTAATTCTCCAGAGCCAACTTGTACTAAGTTTTCAACAGATTCTGCCCATTTTTTGTTAGTCACACTATTGATCCCTTCTAACATATCTATCCCCATTCCAGCTAATTCTGCTGCCTAACCTATGGTAGATACTGGTACGTTTCGTAAAGCCCTAATGCCGTTGATTAACCCTGCTCCGGCTAATCCTAATTTGCTAGCTTCTAAAAGAGAATTACCCATTAATTTATACGGATAAAATTTATCAACAGCTGATTCTTCCTATTTCTTTCTAGCTTCCGTTATTACATTTGAACTTGGTCTATTATTTGCTACATCATTTAACGCACCTTGAACTAAATTTACTTCGTGACGTATTTTATCTGCCCTACGCTAGTTTCTAATTTCTATTTGTTGACGCTCTTCTTCAGTTAATCTTGGTGATGAAGTGGATCTTATTTTATTGCCATAATCGTATTTTTGTTGACTTTTAACTGGCACTTTTTCGCCATTTTCATCTTCAACCATAACCAGACTACCATCAGGATTACGTTTCCATTCTCCAGGAATTCCAGATGAACCATCAGCATATCCGCTTATATCAATAGGAGAATAAGTTTTAGTATATGTAACATTATTCTTTTCATATGGAAAATAACCAGCAGATATTTCAGATTCTATTGCCTTCTAATATGTCGGATGCTATTTACTTTTTAGAATTCTACCAGTGTAAGGATCTCTACTACCTAAATGATAAGTACCATCTTCATTTAGTTCAGGCTGCATATTAGACTCATAAGCTCCGTATAAATCATAATCATCTGTTTCTACTTGTAAATTACTTGGTAGATTATTTTTATATAGCTAGTAGCCTAAATCATTTTCTTTTTTCCAATCCCAGTACTTCAGCTAGGGATTATTCTCCCTAGCCTACTTATACTGTTGCATTCTCTATCTAAATGCTTCACGTTCCATAATTATTTACTTTTCTTAGAACCCTTTTTAGAGCTCTTCTTTCCACCTTTACAAGCCATAATTAATTCTCCTTATTACTTTTAATCTTAATGTACTTCAACCAAGCGAAATGTTTTCTTTGCTTACAGTATTCAAGATTGGTATCATTATTATACGCTTCTTCTTCAAAAGATACATCGTGATACCGACATCCTTGTTTATCTGATAATCTAGCTATAGATATTATTAAATATTCAATACCATACCAAATATAGAAAGGCAACCACAACATTTCTTGCATCTATTTGAGATGAATCTTTTCGTGATTATATTCAATATCTGTTATTTTAGATTTATCTCTAGTAAATATCAAACCGAATATATTGATATATTTATAACCCTTAAATGGTATAAATTTGTTCTGTATTACTTTCATATTACTTCTCTCCTGTCACCTTATTTCTTAATGCAGTCTTAGCCTTTAGTTTCTCCCTATCCATAGCAGCTTTATCAGACATACGTTGCAACTCAGTTTCATGCTTCATTCTATCTTTTTCAAGCTGTATCTTCTTATTTTCAGCTTCTCTCTTCTGTTCTATTTCTCTACGCTTATTGTTAAGTTCTAATTGTTTAGTAGCAATATCAGAATTTATCTTCTACTATTCTAACGCTTGTTTTCCTATTTCAATCGGATCTGGAATACCGTTCATATCCTAATCCATACCTTCAACTCCTCTATAAGCGTTTAATTGAGCAACTGTAATCTTAGTAGCATTATCTTGATCAATTTTATATTTTTCAAGATCCATCTCAGCTTCTTTAAGCATAAGCTCTTCTTCTTTAAGCTAATTCTGTTGTTCTGCTATCTACTGCTGTGCTTGTTGTTCAGCTTGTTGTTGCTATTGCATTTGTTCTATTCTTTTCTACTCTATTTCTTCAAGTCTATTCTTAATCATACTCATATTATCTAAAGTAATGATTTCAGCGATATCTAACAGACTAGCACCATTCTGCATAGCAGGTTGTAGCAATTGCTTTAATTGATCTATATACTGTTGATTCTTAGTACTATCATCTACAAATATATCCATATCTTCATAGAAGAAATTATCAGATAATTGTACAAATGCTCTAGTGGCATCATCCAATATATAATTCAAGTATCTCTTACTATCTTTCCAAGCTGCTTTAGAAGTATTCAACAACATAGTTAATACTCTTCTTTTTACCTAATTGTGATTCCAAAACCAAGGTTCAGTAATATGATAAGACATATTAACAGAAGTATTAGCATTACTTACTAATTCACTAGCAGCAATCTGTCCTTGTCTTTGTGGAGTAATACCAGTAAGCTTAGCTACCATGTCTTCAATCTTTTGCATCAACTGAATATATTCAGCTATTACATTACTCATAGTTAAGTCCCAAGAGGATAACTAGTTAAATTGAGATGGCTTACCTCCTTCACGTCCTGGTATATCCCATCCTTCGTCATAAGGATTAATAAAAGCTACACCTAGTGCACTTAAGTAATGCATCCACTTGTTAACATCAATATTCATAGATTTGGGTATCTAAGTAATATCCATTACTGCTACTTTACCTTTATCTCTAGATAATGCTAATTCAAGTCTATACCATACTACAATATACATATACTGTAATGGTTTCATCATACTTACTAGTGATCTAGGCTTACTATTAGTATTATTATATACTACACCAGTATAAGGTAATTTCTGTGAATTAGGATTATCGGCAGATATGTGTTGATATTCAATAGGTTGAATTCCTATGTACATATCATCACCAATTCTATATCCTTCCCATACTTCAATAATCCAATCCCATTCTACAGATTGTTCTGTACCTGTTACTTTGTAATCTTCATCTACTTGAAATTCTTCAGCTTCTCCAGTTTCTGGGTTTAGTAAAGTAACAAATCCTATCTTTTTGAAAGATTTCCAACAGCAATGATATACTGTTATATGATCTATATCAAATGGATTATCTGTGAAACTGTTAATCTTATGTAACTTAATAGATTCATAATCCATACTTGTCTTCCTTATTTCTGGATTATTGCCTGCTCCTGGTTTTTGATCAATAAGTTCTAATAACTCATTTAACTATCTTTCAGACATTTTATCATAGAATCTATCATATATTTCAGTAGCTGACATAATCATTTTTCTACGACACCATGATGCATCATCTATGAATTCTAAGTCTAAAGAATGTTCATAATCAAAATACATAGGGTTGACTCTTTCTACATAAGGTTCTCCATTGATCACTCCTACATAGTAAATTTCCTCCCCACCTATTAAGGCATCTTTCCAACCTTTATAGAATTCGTGGGTAATATTCAACTTCCTCTTTAGGAATTGTAATGCGTGATAAGCTTCAGTTTCTGCTATATCTTTATAATCTTTCTATAGATACTTAGCTATAGCTTCTGGAGTCTAGATTTCTCCTGTAGCTAATGCTTGTTCATATCTGGCTGCTTGTTCTGGACTTAACTTACTAGCTATAGTAGCCTGAATATAATCCATTAGCATTTCTTTGGCTTTTTCCTGTAGTTCACTAGCAGCTATATCACTTGTACGTTGTGGATGAAAATTAAAAGGTCTCTTAGTTTCTTCACCAAGTAACTGATCTACATATGGTTTGATGATATTATAATCCTATGCCATAGCAGGAAATCCATCATCTTGTTTAAACGGATTGGTTACATATTTAAGATCCTTTTCATTATATATGCTATTATATAAATCATAGTAAGTCTACATCTCGTCAGATCTAGATCTACCATTACCACCAAATCCTGAATCTCCAGCGCCTACTACATAGTCTACGCAGGCTTCTTTCCAGGCTTGTGTCTTCTTTGACATTGGTAGTTTCTGTGCAGGGAAACTTTTAGTATTCTTCATAATTAAAATGTATATACATTATCGTCGTTTGAAAATACTCTTGGAGTATCGTCATTGAACCAACTCTGCGCAAAAATTGGTCCATCAAAGAGCATCTTCTATTTGTTTTCTTTTTCTTTCTTTTTAACAACTACATTATATAGTTGTTCTCTATATATCATAACCTACATCAACGCCATCACTCGGTCAAAGTTACCTGTATCATTATAGCTTATTAGCTCTTCTAATAGCGGCTCTGATAGTATTCTAGTTAGGTTCTTCTTACCTGGTGCATACTCTTCATTTAACCATTCTTTTATCATACCTTCCCCCCATTGCTTTATCTACTTATTCATGTGGCAACCTTTTCTTCTTTGTACTTTAGAATTACTAACTATATCATTAATAATATCAGGTTGATCAGCTAATAAGTAATCACAATGCTTAGCAGTAAAGTAAGGGAATAGACCTTTGCGTTCATTTTCATACATTATACGAGCATTATAATATAATGCTAATTTACGTAGATTTTCATAATACTCTTCGGCTGTTGCTGGTCTACCGGTGTATTCTGCTACTATAATATCATAGTACTCTTCAAAGTTCTAAAACCTTTTATATACTATAGATGATCCTAACGAATTAGTACCAGATTGATCATGATCGTAAGGGTCTACACCTATTATATATAATCCAGCTGTTGCATCTTTAGCTGGATGTTCCCATATAACTATTGAACCAGTAGGATCATCATCTTTACCAAGTGGATACTTAGTAACATCGCCATGTTTCTTAGGTATCCATTTGATACTACCAGACTCATCGAATATTAAATCACCCACCTGCTTATGATTCTATAACTAAGTGTTAGTACGAATAAGTCCTAATTGCTCCTGTAATTCTTTCTTAGGAAATATATTACCGTTAAATTCTAGCATTGCTTCTTGTGGAGTAATAGGACGCTCTGCAACATAACGGTCTATAGCTGTAGTATTAGTAGCTGTACTTATTACCTTTCTACGTTCATCTAATATAAATTCAAGGGAAGGTTTAGTAATAGTATTACCATCATCATCCATGTATATTCTATTACCATCATCATCTCTCGTATCTAGATTAGTATACTATGGAACAAAGAACCCACACAGTTTATCTGTAGGTGTACTATCCCATATGTTCTCAAACCCTAAGCAATTATATCCACCTGGATTATAGAACATATCTTTCATTGTTTCAAACGCAGAACCTTTGTCACCACCAGTACCCCATACGATCATAGTACCAAATGCTACTCCATCTTGTTCTACAGATGGTCTAGCAATCTGCCAAGCTGCGCCTAGCTCTGAAAATGAACCACCTTCTTCAAATAGAATTAATTTGGCACGTTTACCACGTACTACATCAGGATTATCTTTCAAAGTAACGCCAATAATCTCTGACTTATAACCCATTTCTACTTCATTGCCAAATTCATCTTTAGTCCAGAATCCAGCTCGTTTACGCATAGTACTGTTAACAGATCGTTTCTTACCCCAAGCTGTATTTTTATCTATAAAGTCCATATAGTCCCAAGCTTTAGTAAGAATACCATCTTCTGTAAGATATTGTTTATTAGATGCATATATGTATGTTTTACTATTAGGTATCAAATAGTAATTGCGACACGCCATTGCACCGCCTTTATAGCTATTGTGTGTTACTACGAAATCTCTAGTTATATATAATTGATTATCATGATCTACTCTAATACATCTTTGCTTTTCTTTATACCCAAGATTTCTAACTGCTTTTATACCTATAGAATTATATTTATATTCTCGGTGTCGTAAATTCTATAATTTTCTTTCTAATTTAAATATAGGTTCTTCTGTAGTAATACACACTTCCCAATGAGGTAAAGTATCTGACTTATAACCATTTCCGAAATCTACATCAGTACGACCAGGAATCATTTTAGATTTTCTGCATCTTATACCTAAACTTCTACATATAAAAATTAAATCATCTATTAATCTTTCGGATGTACTTACGAAATTACAGCTACCTGTAGAACTAGATGAACCGTCGGTATCCATAAGCCCTTGTAATAATTCTAATCTGGTGTTTACATCTGCATATTTATAATCGTCTGGTATAAACTTATTTTCTGCTTTTACTCTTACACCATACTGTTTTAGATATCTTCCTAATTGGTGTTTTGTTTTATCATGTGATAGTATCACATATGCAAATCTATCGTCTACTTTTTTAATACTATAATTTGGTAGTTTCTCAGTTAAAATATCTACAATCTACTAATCGTCTGTAGAAAATCTTATCTGCGTTCCGCATATGTATCCATCTCCTAACAATACGCCCATTACGTATGGATCTACTAACGGGGCAGTTTGATTAAAATGCAAAGGATTAATTGATGGTAATTTGTATGGATAACAATATTTTCCAGGACTACCTTGCTACAACTTTAGTTTACTGTATTCTTCTGTAGTTTTAATATGTAATTTTCCTCTTGTAGAATTTAATGTAGACCATAAATGATTTTTGCCACATCTTACTTTTCTACCATCCTACAATTCTATTTCCCATACCTCTTGTTCACCTTGTTCTATTATTTCAATAACTTTACAAGGATCACCGCAAGGATTCATTACTAAATCTCCTACTTTTAAAGATCCCATTTCTACAAAACCAGTAGGTGTAAGAACTGGTTCACTATATGGCTATTCATATCCTTTACGACGTGATTTAAGTAGACATATATGTTTTCCTTTATCTTCTGCTTCTTGTACTGCCTAGAAGTAAAAATAGTCATAATCGTAAAAGTCTGGAAATGTTACTACACTGTCTCTTTTTACTTTAGTTTCTCCGTTAGGTAGTTTAGTAACAGTATTAACTATACGTTGCATTGGACAAAAATTGATATAAAAATAGTTATACCCAGTAATGTAATCTCCATCCTCTGCGGTATAACCATTAATGCAACGATCTTTCTATTCGTCCCAGTATTGAAAGTATTCTGACGAACCAGCTGGATATAAACAATAACGCCCTGTAGTTAAAAACTACAGAGCTGGTTCTCTAAATTTATCAGAATTTTTAATTTTCTTCTAGAAGTCAATCATAGTTTCTTAATATGTTTAACATGTCAACAAGTAGATTGTATCAATTCTTTCTTCCAAGTAAATCCTTTACATGTTTTAGCTTTACCATTACAAGCTCTTTTAATAGAATTATAATCCGTATTTACTGCTTTTGCAGCATTATGCATACCTTTAAATGTATTTAATAATTCTCCATTTTTGCTATATTGATAAACAAAATATTTTGTAGAAGAATTTCTTAACTTCTCTTTTTGTATTTCTGACATCTTTTTTCCTTTATTTAAACCAGGCATACCTTTATACCAGTCAGAATTGCAATGTCTATTAGTTTCATATTCTTTCCACAAACTGTATATTTTGTCTTTTTTCTTCTCTAATTCTTCTTTAGAAAAGTCAGCAATAAAATTGTTACAGAAAGGATGTATATATTTATTATTACATAATTTACTTATATTTGATCCGCTTAGACCAGTTATTGTAGATGCGGCTTTTATAGTATGCGCATATATATAATACTTATCTATAAAATTGTACATATATACTCGTTTTCCTATAATTCCATCTCGTATTAATTTCTTAGTATTTTCAGAAACTTTCTTTCTTTGTTCTTCTGTCATCTTCAAACCAAGAACACCAAAGTCTCCACCTTTAGTACAATTATATCCTTTAGTATACCCTTCATATTGCGCTATGTATTTTATTTCTAAATCGTCTAATTTATTTATTAACTGTTCTGTAGTAATTGATTCGTCGGGTATAAAAGATTCTACTATATCTATAGTAAAGTTATGTAATCCGTATTTTTCTATAGCTCTATATAATGGTAAATCGTATCGTTTATTTCTAATATTGCTAAGATGATGTTTGAGTCTTTTTCTTATAGATACTCCTTGACCAATATAACATTTACCATTTATATTGTTTTTAAATAAGTAAATTCCAGCTAGTTTTGGATCTATATCTCTATACGTCATTATTAATTTTAATTAGTTGGAACGGTAGGATTCGAACCCACACACATACCGGGTTAGAGCCGGCGACGCTACCATTACGTTACGCTCCAGTGCCAGGGAATATTTAATGTCTGTCCCTGTCAGACCTCTCTATCAGTTCAACGAGATTATTTCTTAAACAAACTCTTTAGCCAATGAATAGTACGCTTGATAATACCTTTCTTCTTAGGTTCAGCTACTGCTTCTTTCTTATATTCTTCAACCAAAGATTCACCGGCTTCTTTAAGATAAGCATCTGCTTTTCGTTTGTTATCAATTTCTTTTTCAAGCACATCACAAATTTCTTCAGTGCTATTGCATTTTGTTAAATCAAGTACTTTCTTCATAGTTTCTTTATTTATATTCATATAACGTACTCATTAATTTATTGTTATAAACTTGTGTATAATTTGCACAAATTAAGCTAATTCATAAGGATTAATCTGAGCATCTCCACGTACTTTAGTCGTACTAACTTCTTCAGCTTTAACTGCCTTTTCAAGGAAATCTAATGTTTGAAAAGTAGCTTTTACCTTTTCCATACCAGCCAATAGATCTTTAATTTTCTTTTCATCTAACTGTTCTTCTAGAGAATCTTCATAATACTTACTAATAGTATCTACTTTGTTTCTCATACTATCTAGCATTCTTAGATTTCTAGTGTATATTAGCTTCTTATAATCATCTTCACAAGACTTTTCTTCTACTGTAAGATTATAATTCTCATCACCAAAGTATAACTGCTTAAGCTTCTTTTCTCTGATATCTGGTTCTAGCTGAAGCACATATGGAGATTTAAAGTACCACATTAATACTATGTAGCTTATTACATTTGTAGCTTGTTGTTTATCAGGCTTATCAGCCTCCCATAGTTTTTTAAAGAATGGGAGACCTAAAGCATCTGGATGTATTACTACTTTACCACCGTTTATATCAAATAGTTTCATCAGTTACTTCTTCAACACAAGGTTCAAAATTCTCTGGCATAAACTCTTCTGGATGCTGAGCTCTATACTCTTCTTCAGCTTTAGTATTTGCAATAGCATCTAATAGCTGATAAAATTTTAATTCTACAGGTTCCTGTTGTTCAGTAGGAATAGTAGGCATTAGTTTCTCCATAGATTGTTTCATTACATCTTCTGTAAATTCACCTTGCACAATCTCTGTTCTATATAACATACCATTAATACGAACTTCAATAAAATTTCCAACACCTGATGCACTTACAGGAATAATTGTAATATCTAGATTTTCCATAATTATTCTTTTACTTCTTTAATTTCATTATTTTGTTCTGCTGTAGCTTCTCCGAATCCTTTTTCTCCTCTTTCTGTTTCACTTAACTCTTCTACTAAAGTAGGTTCTAATATAGAACAAGGAATTATAACTAATTGAGCAAATGGTTCATCTGTAGTATATACTGTAGGAATAGCATCTGTAGTTATCTTGAACTTAGCCATCAATTCTCCTCGGTAATCTGAATCAATTACTCCAATACCATTACACATAATAATTGATCTCTTAGAGACAGATGATTTCATGCAAATAAAACCAACATATCCTTCAGGAATTTCTACAGCAATATCAGTATGATATACTAATACTAATTTACCACTATTATCTATTTCTTGAGTAAGGCGTGTAGCATATAGATCTAATCCTGCACTATTAGCTGTAGCTCTAGTTGGTAATTTACCTTCTGATTTCTTTACTTCTTCAGTACCATCCTCATTCTTTACTGTATAATCTAGTTTCTTAAATTTCAATTGTTCCATAATTATTTATTTTCTATTTCGTCTAATATATTATTACAACTATCTATCTTCTCTGCTATACGCTCATCTAAAGCTTTCATTAAGACGTCTGTAGTTAGTTTCTTAAACATTTTGTGTTTACTTATCCACAGCATAGCGATTGCATTCCACGCAACTTGAGCTAGATGTTTACAGCCTGTTTCCTTATCAATCTCCTCTCCTTTTTCAAAAGCCACTAAGTGCCGAAGCATTGCTGCTTTATATCGTTGCAATCCGTTAGGAAGATTTTGCCAAGTATTCTCTCCATATTTCTTAGATCCCGTAGTGTACACTTTGACTATCTCTTCTATTTCTTCTAGTGGTAACAGATCCCATCTTAGTTTATCATCTAAAAAGTCGTTCTTCTTACTTTCGCTTTTAATCTCTTTTTCCATATTCTTCCATTACTTTAATAAAACATCCAGCTACCCAACCTACCAAATATGCATATCCTTCATTACTACTTGAAAAATCTTCACTGTTCATACCTGTAACTTCAAAGTAATAGTCAGTAATATGCACGGATTCATGTGCTATATTAGATCCATCTACTAATTCTGGTTTGTATATTATACATAATATTCCAGTAAAAGAATTAGAGTTTTGAACTACAGGTCTGCATTCTGCTATTACATCATCGTGATATGCATCAATCATTTCTTCTTGAGCCTTTTCTCTTATTTTATTAAACTCAGGAGTAATGTCTAATATGGTAAATTTCTTGCATAGAAACTGTATATCTTCTTCACTATCTACTACAGCTATCCAAAGCGTTCTAGGATATATATTAGTAAACTTTCTTAGTATCATATTCTTAATAGTCTACTGTCACTAATTGCTATATACATCTGTATATTGTTAAGTAATACAGGATCAAAGTAAATAGAATCTAACCAGTGAATCTTATAATTAGGTGTCAAGCATTCTTCAATAAACTGTCTCATTTTGTTTCTTTGTATCTCTTTTTTAATTTAAGTTTAAATAAGTAAGCAAACATAATATCTTTAGTATCTTCATCATTTGACATTACTTCTTTAGCAAACTTAAATGGACTATTGCATATTACTTCTATAACAGGATAAGGTAAATTATATTTGTTTGCCAGACTTGAGTAAATTGATATCTTTTTTTGCTGTTGCATTTATATAATATTCACTAGTTTCTAACTCTGTTAAAGATTCTCTGATAGTATTAGGTCTAATAGAATTTATTATTACTATAATATCAGATTCATCTAAATCGTGATTTCTATATAATATATCAGATAACTTTTTAATTTCTTTGTTAGAGTAAGGTTTCTTCGGAACGAAAGAAGTTAATTTTAAATTAGAACGTAAGTTAAAAAGATGTCTGAAATACCGTACTAACCTATTACTTCTATTCTCTACATGTACTATATGCCCATTGTCAAAGATCATGTAGAAATGTTTATTATTTATTTTATTATTCATTTACTCTTAGTATTAATGTTATTTGCACCCTATCTTTTATTATCTCTGGAATTAGTATCTTATTAACTACTAATTCATCTTCTGCTTTTCCCTGTACTAAAAGACCCTCTTTCTTGAACTTACTTATATATCTACTTAAGTTATCTGGAGTAATACCCATAGTACTTTTAATCATTCTACGATTGTCAGTATTGGCTACATTTTTACTTACACCAGGTATTGGAGTAAAGTTCACATCTAATTCAACGAACTTAGTAAGTAACTCCAATTCTCTATTTGTAAGTTGTAGTATACCATTTAAAGCGTTAAGGTATTCATAGTAAAGATTGCCTTTATTAACAGTCTTTACTAATTTATTCATCTAACAAATCTTTAATACTATTGAGAACTTTATTTAAATTATGGTATACAGTTTCTGCTTCTACTTTAACACATTGCTGCACATTACCTTCATTATAATCCTTCATCAGTTCATTATAATCTTTAGTATATGTATCAATCAAAGTATTAACGTATTCTTTTACTTTCTCTAACTTATCACAACAGCGTTCACATTCATCCTCATTATCATCTTCTTCTGCTTCTTCACTATACCAGATTACATAATCTTTGTTAGCTAATTCTTCCATAGTAGAAGAATCAAATGCCATTGAAGTATAAGTTTCCATCTCTGGTTTTGTTTCAGACTTCTGTAGTTCCCATAAATTCAAGTCTTCAACCTTAGTAAATACATCGCCTTTTTCAGCAAAACTGAATTCCTTAATTACTTTATATCCTTCCATATATCTAACTTTTTATTTAATATCTTTTGTTTAAATTCTTGTATTCTGTTAAAGTTCTTCTTACACTCTTCATAACCATCAATTCTACCTTGGTCATAACCTTCTTTCTTTCCTTGACAATATGTAAGAATACCAAAACCAATAACACTAACAAGAAATATTATCATTGTTCCCATAATGCTCATTAAACGTATTAATATAAAAAGTGTTTAAAATATTTAACATTTATTAATGTTTAGTAAAGTAATAGCAAAAAGAATGCCCTGCTTTGATGGCAGGGCAGCGACTTAATACTCTAAAATAAAACATTCAATCATGAATGATAGCTTATTTAACGACTTTAGCTACAACGTCGTATGGTTTAACTAATTGTGAGTCTTTAAATAGATCAAAGTCTTTAGCAAATTTCTTAGGGTATACTATAGTATCACCAACCTTAATGGTACTATCAGTACCGATTGGAATAGATAGAACAATACCTTTTGCAAAATCTGATTCAACTTCTTTAGTATGAGTCTTCACTTCATACTTATTAAAACCTTCTTCATCTTTTTCTCCAGTAGGAATCTGCTCTGTATATTCTTTAGTAATCATAATAGGAGCTAAAGGTTTTACTAATATATCTTTTTCAAAACTATATTCCAATCCGTTTACCACTGTTTCTAGTACTTTATCTTCCATAATATTTACTTTATAATATCTATTAACGCAGTAAGTAAAGTAAGGTTACTCATCTATGTGATTAAATTTACGCTTAAAAATATATCCTTTATGGCAGATGTCCATTCTATCTTTAAAGTTAGCGCAGTTCATATTATTAACAAACGCACAACCTACACAACAACCTTTACTAAGCTCAGGAGTAGCTATATAAGTTTTATTCCTGAAAACATACTCAATTCTATCTGCTTTTTTTTGTTCGTTCTTTTCCATAGTAATACCGTTTTAGGGGGCTACCTTTTTCATTCAAAGACCGCCAGAAAGGTAGCTAAACTGAGCCTACTTACGATTAGGATTCCCTGGTGCGCTTCTACCTATAGGTAACTTCTTTAAGCGTGGAATGTACTACGATCCCGTGTACTTAGGGCACATTACTTTGTTAATTTATTTAGTATGATATAAGCTAGACATCCTAACATACCTACTAAACATAGTGCAGTAAATTCTGTCATTTAACTGTATTTATTTCTTTCTTAAACTGTTTATATAAATCTTCAGAAAAAGTATATTCTATTTGTCCTGGTAAAGTAAAGGATCTATAATTATCATTTAATTTATAGTTCTTACTTATCTTACTTAAGTAAAGGCAATTAGAATACTGCTAATCTCTTTGTCTTATGAAATAGTAATTCATGCTTCTGTTATTATAAATCCATACAATCTCATTAGATTCTACTAAATAGAAGAACTTAGTTTATATACTTCATTTGCAATAAAGTTTATATCATCATTTGAGTACATATTGTTAATAATAAGTTAATAGTAATTCTAAAGTAATAGGACTTACATCATCTACTTTAGTTAATTCTTCTAATATATCTTCTGTATTCATACTGTATTTAACTGCATCTACTGTATACAGTAACGTATATTTAACTATATTGGTTATTATTATTAACATTTATTATGAATATTTATTTAAGTTTAATAGCTATTTTTTAACATTATTTAAAATAAAAATATATAAAAAATTTTTTTGGTGAAGAAATCTGTGTGTGGGAACCAGCAAAAAATCACACCCCTCTACCTTGTGTCGGAGTGGAACACCCCTATGGTCTTGTATCGTAGGGCTATTCCATTCCAGTAACAAGTATAAACTAATCAAGGAGGGTAAAATTCATGTTAAGCAAATTGATTTCAGCAGAAAAAAGAATTCGTACTAATGGTGATGAGTTCTACGTGTGTACATTCAGTTATTCACAAGGCGCTAAGGATGCACCTACGTTCATTACGATCGGAGGTGTGAAAGTATTGAATCCTAAGGCAGCAGCGATACGCAATATCAATCTTGTCAAGTGTTTGTTTCCAACTGAAGACGAAACCGCTAAAGCATACAAAAAGAATCTTGACAGATTTATTAAGTGCATGGAAAGCGAAACTAAATCGTTCACAACCAAGAAAGGCGAAGTGATTAAGTTAGCCGATTGCGAATTTTCGTTGCCATTGGTATATAAGACCTTGCCAGTTAGTGAGGTATTAGGTGTAAGTAAAATTTACTACGCTGATGCAAACGGTGAACAAAAAGAATTAACACAACTTAATGCTGTCGGGTATTCACGTATTGAGATGATTGTTGACGAAAAGACGGGCGAAATTACTGATTATAAGGACTCAAACGAATGGGATAATGACCTTAACGGAGGAACTTATATTGAAGTAATTACAAGGAACGCAAACGCAAACATCGCTAACGGTTCGTATTGGTATGAGAAACGTGTCAATAAACCAGAAGCAAATGAAATCGTTAGTGAGCCTGTACAAATTCCCGAAAATTCTCAACAAACTAGCGATGATGATGATGACGAGTAGACTCTAATATATAGCTCTTGCAATACAACTGTGAGAGCTATGTCTACCGTTTCAAACCAATTGAGTCATCATTATAGCAACTTTCTAAACTTATTTTTATCAAAAAAACAACATATATGGATGAAAGACAAAAGAACAATTTAAAGACAACTATAGGATTAATTGTTGTATTTGGTCAATTTATTCTGTGGATAATATTAATACTATTAGATAAAGTATGATAAAGTTTATAAATATAGTAATAATATTAATGCTACTTAATATGATTAACAATACTATCTAGATTTGATTATCTTTATAGTAACTAATAAGATAGTAAACTCTTATATTAAGAGTATAAACTAATATTGGCAATCTGGAAAGACAGATACTTTTTAAAAACTCAATAACTTCCCAAGACATTGAGGGCACCAGTTTCTCTGTTATAAAACGCAAGCAAACTATTCTTTGAATGTGAGTTGCTGCTCACAGAGTTTTAGGTGTAAAATGCTAATCGTTTATTTCTATATTGTAAGGATACAGCCATACTATCCTTTACTTTATTATTACTTAACCATACACTACAGTCTGTGAAGATAGTAGTGTTTTAAACTGATTATTAACTTAAAATTAAGATAAAATGCTAAGGTACACAATTTTAGATATTATTATCAACAATAATGATAATATGTCACAAGAAACATTTAAATGCTTTATAGAAGCTATTAAAGAAAATCCAAAAATTGATCTTATGAAAGAAATAAATCAAGAAGTAGGAGGAATAGGAAATATTCAACATCGTATAATTTTACGATACGATAATGAATCCATACCTGTAATAAAAAATATCATTGGAGACTTTAATCTAACTAAGAATATTAAAAGTTAAAATTATGAAAACAAGAAAACACTTTATCAGAAAGTATGAACTCTTAGCAAGATGTATTCAAACTAACTTAGAGTTATTTATACTACAATAGTAATGCAGCCATAGACAGTGGCAAGCCTGTAAATGCAGAGCCAACTACATGTAGTATTAGTATCATCGTAGTGTGTGATACAATTATTGTAAGCACTATCTAAACTCAGTATAAAGGAGTTTTCACTATTTTAGATTTGAAAAATAGTTCTGAGCATCTGTCATTAGATGAACAAAGAGTGACAACGTAACTATACGTAAATAGTAGGAGATAGTATTAGCTATCTCCTTTATATGTTTAATCAATAAACTAAAGTATATGCAACAACATGATATATCAATTAAACCTGAAAACAAAAAACTTGAGTCAATAAATAGAAGTACAACTAATACTTCAGTTACAATTGAAGAAGCACTAAAAGAAGAATTTGTCATTATTCATAGAAAGGATCTTATAGAGTTACAGAAGAGTAAACATATACTAAAAGATTTATT